AAACCAAGGCCCAGTAACTTCGGACACAGGTTCTGTGAACCTAACTCCCAATTCAACAAGTTACTTCGTACCCAAAACAAACTAAAACAGAAAAGGAAATGATTACCATATATCACATACTCAAGGCAATAGGGGCAATATACATTACCTACCAACTGATACAGAACGAAAAGAGGTACACCAAATATAAAGAATCCCACCACCCAACCAAAAGAAGAAAATACATATTCATATTAGAACAAATCCTATGGATACTAAACCTAATAGCCTATTACATAATCCTACACATAATCCAATACCACTAACCCCACCAAACAAAAATAAATATCAAAATAAATACTAAAGCCCAGTATGAACAATAAACAAAATCATACTGGGCCTAACTATGTTACATAATACCTAATATCACCAATCATATAATACTAATCAATATAACTAATACAATATTGAAGGCCTTCCGGGGGTGCTGGGATTAAGGCAAACTTCTAGGCCTAGCCCCCCATATCACTATACAACACCACTACTATAGAGCTATCTAACACATATGTCTCACAGCCTTTGGTCATTATGACCCATTGCCTAAAAGGCCCACAACTAAGGCCCATTTGGGTACCTAAATCCCCTTAATCCTAGACCCCTAATGGCCCTTTATATTAGTATATATTATATAGATATTAGTTAGGATTAGGCAATAGGATTTGGGGATTAGGCATTAAAATATACCATTCATGGCCATCAAATTTATTGGGATTATATTAAAAATGTAGGCTGTTAGGGGTACCTAAAACTAGTAAGTATGTTATTAATAGCCCTTATATTTAGTTAGAAAGAAACTTTAAAGCTCTAGAAAAGGCACTTCTTTTGAGAGAGTATTGATAGAGAGATACGTATTTAGAGTATTAGAGCTATAAGACATTATCCATTAATGGCCTCAGTAGGATTAATAAAAAATAGATTGGGATTTGCATATTTAAAATATAATATCTATATTTGCACTATAAACAATTAAAATATAAAGAATATGAAAACAGTACAATTTAATGCAAACTCAATCCTCAACGGTAACAATTATCCTATTGCCTATTATTATCCTATGGCCAAGGACCTGGTAATCATTTCTACTGGCCATGACGATTCTATTATCGATGACTCTATGGGTTACTCAGAATATATCATTCCTATCCTAGAAGCAATCCAAAGTACTTCCCTTAAGCAATATGACTTACACCTTGCTTCGATTACTTCTACCGTTACCGATTATAAAGGTACTCATACCTGGGTCTTCACTACAGGCACTACCTATTCCGATGCCGATATCGAATATATCCAAGCTGCCTTATACAATGTATTCTGCGAAAACAATGACCAATGCGAACCAATCGTAAACTACGTTAACAATACGTTTATCATTACCGATATCTATTCATGCTAATCGCTAACTATGTTACCTTATAAGCCCAGCCTATCTTAGGTACTGGGCTTTTCTTATGTAACCTAACTCTAGGCCATCATGGGACTTGCTAAGGCTTACCCATGTCCTAATTATGGGCCTTAGTTCTTTAGGACTCCATACATGGCCCATGGCATTGGTATAAAAGCCTGCTAGTCACCTAATGGCCTTTATGTATGATAATATACAGATAATATCTACCGGACTGTATGGGGCCTCCGAATTTCTAAAGTGGTACCTATACCAACTCCTTCCCTATATCCCTCAATATACCTATATTACCTACCCACAACCATGCCCCCCATTCAAACCCCTAAAACCTACTTGCACAAATTTTACACGAAATTATTAAAAATAATTCTTTAAAAATTTCTCGAAAATTTTCTTGAAAATGTTTGTAGATTAAAATAAAGTTCGTATCTTTGCAATGTGAGAAAAACAAAACGATATAAGAACTATTTTTTAATTAAAACTTTTTAAGAAAATAATTTTCTAAAAATTTTGTAGATTAAAAAATAGTTCTTATATTTGCAATACAGAAATGAAACAAATACTACCTTATTAGAATAGTTTAAAAAGTCTTGAAAGTCTATTTGAAAAGGTAATAAAAATAATAAATAATAAAACTTTCAAGCATTTTATTATGAAAAATCAAATTAACAAAGTGAGTGCAGAAAAAGCAAGTGCAAACGCAAAAGCAAATAGTTTGATTGCTTTAGACGTTTTAAAATCAGTCAAAGAAAAAAATCAAGGACTTTTCAAAACTTCTTTAGGGACAAAAACAGAAATTTACAAAAAAGAACTTTTTGAGGGTGCAAACGAAAAGCAAACTAAATCTTTGCGTAAAAAGTTTAGAAATGTGACTTTTAACTTTCTTTCTTCTATTGCAACAAATGCAGATAAAAAACTAATTGAAGGTTTTATAGACTTTTATAAACAAGTCTATGTTATAAATGATTTCTCATTTAATTCTATTGCATCAGAGAACACAAAAGAAGAAAAGAAAGCTATTCTAATAAAAGGGCTTGAAATAGTGAAAAAATCAATGAAGTAAAACAAAATCAGATAAGGAGTAAAATTTTACTCCTTATCATAAAAATAAAATTATTATGTTATTAATCTTGTTTGTTATCTTATTAGCTGTTTTTGTTAGTGCTTTATATGTAGTTTATATTCTTTTAAAACCAAATCATAGAATAATATCTACTGTTATTGACGTGCAAACTTTTCAATTAATTAACGAAGAACAATTTTTATTACTTGAACAAATAAACATAGATTATTTAAATGAAATTGAATATACAATTTATAAAAAATTTTCTTTTAAAACTTTTTTACTATACTTATGTTATTGTTTAAATGAACAATTTAAAGAAAATTTAAATAATCATTTAATGAGTAATTAGAAGAACAAAGGGACAAATAAAAATGTTTGTCCCTTACTTTTTATTTTTGAATGTTAAATTTAACGTAACCGTTCCCCCCATTTACTACCACACAAAAATCGCTCCTCGTATTAAGGGGTACCTAGACATCCCACAAACCACACAAAGAAGCCAGAGACCTAACATCCCTGGCAACTAATTACAGAATACTACCTAATAAGTCATTGGTCCTTTCCCTACCTAATACTCCTCTAACCTTATTACCATTCTTTCGATAAAAGAAAACATACCACATTTGAAGATTAGGTAACCACCATCTCTTAACTTCATTATAACCCTTAAAGTATTTTTCAATCAAATCCATATCCAAATCGGTAATCCAAATCTGATACCAAATTCTATTACCTTCAGAACATCTTAGGATTCTCTTAAATTCATCCTCATATACTGTATCAACCTTCACCATAATCCCTAAATATTTCTTTATTCATCCTAAATCCAGGCCTTGCTATAATCATCCTCTGGATATCATGTATCTTATATTGCATTTCAGATTGCTCCATCAAATGGTAAATAGGTAACTGCAAAAACTTATTCCAAAGTTCTGCAGTAAGTTCTAGGATTTCCTTTTCCTCTTGGGTAAGCTTTGCTAAATCTTCCATACTCAATAAATTATAGGTTCATCTTCGGTAATGGGAGGGAGCTTAGGTTCTCCCTCCTTTTTAATTCTCTCTAAATCTTCCAGGGCACACTCTAGTATTTTAATACGTTCAGCATTATATTCTTTAGATACTGGGAACCAGAATGCTGTTCCTAAAAGGTATTCATGTCCTTCTAGGTTTTCTAATGGCATTCTATACCATATCCTACCTTCAATTCTTAATCCTTCTCCTTGCAATTTTATGATGGTAGGGTTATAATAACCAAAGTATACTATCTCGATATTAAACCTTTGTGGGGTGAACCATGATTTAATTACATGTCTCCATAGGAAAACTTCTTCGACTAATGCAAATTCTCTACTGATAGTTCTGCTTACATCAATTAGGTCAGCACATAATCCTCTTGGAGAATCGGGTATATTAAGCCTTCCATATAGGACTGCTTCAAATGTATTCTTTACTGGAAGATAGTAATTTCTTATCCTTTCTTCGATTACCTTATTCTCTTTGGAATTATAATCGATTGCAGTGTACGTAGGCCTTTCCATCCTTCTCTAATTTTCTTTCAAACCATTGGCAGGTAATACACTTTGGACTTCCTACCATTATCTGTACTTCTCCTTTAATTACTAGGCATGGGTTGGTAAGTTTCTTTCCTACCTACCTTCTTCGTTGTTATTTCTCTGTTCATAGTTCTTAAAGTATGTGATTAATAAATATATCGGAAATAGAGGCATGATTAACCAGACTGTTAGGAAAAAGAACCCCACCCTTTTCATGGGATGGGTAGATGTAATTATTCTGGTAATAAAACATGCAGGTATATAGCATACGGCATATATGATGCCCAAGATTATCCAAGTTGTCATTGCTCAAAGTATTTTGTTACGATTTTGGATATCTTCTTATCTAATTCTACGATTAGTTCATTGAACTCTTTGTCCTTCATATCTTTTATCTTGGCTTCAATAAATTCCAAGTTTCTCTTAATAGAGAAGTAAGCTTTGAAGGCTTGGTAATCCAATTCGGATTTATCCGTTAAAGGTAATACCATAGATGATTTACCATCTAACCTTGTATAGAACCCATCTGGTCCGATAGTTCTTGATACTTTTACTTTATTGCTCAGTACTGCAAATCCACCTTTCTTATCGATAGATTCTACGATTACTTTCTCCATTAAGGTTTTGCCATCAGAGAAAATGACTTCTTCACCCTCCTTTAGCTTTTTGGTTTCTTTGTTCTTTTTCATATCTTTATTATTAAAATGTTTATGCAAATATACAAAATTATTCTGATTTATTGCAATTATTCATAAGAATTTTTAAATCTGCTGCGGTAAAGGATTTCCGATTAAGTAAGTCGTCTAGTTGTTCTGAAGTTAGGATTATACCATTTGGAGTAAAAAGTTCTCTTAAGTGTGCCGGAATTATTCCCTGGAATCCCCAATTATTATACGAACCAATGTATACTTTATCTTTTACCATTGCAGCAATATATTTCTTAGTTGAGCCCAATGACTCTCTTCTAAATGTAGCAACATCTAACCAAATCTTATTTAAGTGAATGGCATAATGCTGAAAATAGGGTGTAACCAAGGGAATCATTTCATAATTAGAATCCTCTATCAGAGTTTTATCCGATTCAATAATTCTATACCAAAAAGCACATTGAAAACAAAGTTGTTTTTCCTTCATTAACTGAGGTACTGTCTTGGCTAAATCATAATCATCCAAATTTAAGGGTGAATTACATAAGTGACATGTGAGTTTCTCTTCCATATTATTATAAATTTTATATAAGATAATAGAACTCCTAACTATCATCCAGATAAGGTATACGCAATACTTTCTTTTCTTTAATGAACTTTAAAATATAACGTTATGGATAAGTTAACTAATGAAATGATTGTGGCTCTGGCCAATCATTTAGGACTGGAGCCAGCTCTTTTAAAGGCAGTACAACTGGTTGAAGGAGCAGGTAGAGATGGATTTCTAGTAGATGGTAGACCTCAAATTTTGTTTGAAGGTCACATTATGTACAAAGAAATCAAAAATAAGTTCGGTTTAGACAAGTCAGTAGCTGCTCAAAAGAGTTACCCTACGATTTGTTTCCCAAAATGGGATAAATCGAAGTACTTAGGAGGAGCAAGTGAGTACAAAAGACTCGAAATTGCCAAGAAAATCGACGAAGAATGTGCTTTGAAGTCAGCTTCTTGGGGAATGTTTCAGATTATGGGCTTCAATCACAGCTATTGTGGCTGTAAAGACGTCTTCGAATTCGTGAAAAAGATGCAGGAATCTCATGAAAGTCAGTTAAAACTCATGTATTACTACATGAATAATACCCGTTGCTTGAAAAATCTGAAAGAACATGACTGGGCAGGCTTTGCTCGGAAGTATAATGGTCCTGGTTATGCTGAAAATGCCTATGACCAGAAGTTAAAAAACGCTTACGAAAACTTTAAAAACAAGATATAATGAAGGTAATTTACAACAAATTCATCCCTTTCAAGGGATACAAGGCAATGAACTTATTCGGAATTGTCTTTGTGAGAAAAGGTGCTAAGTTTGATACCTATGATTACAATCATGAGCACATTCATCTCAAACAAATGCAAGAGATGTTGTGGGTATTCTACTACTTATGGTATGCAATCGAGTACCTAATCATCAGGTTCTTTGCTAAGTGGAACAAACAAAGCGAAAGATACCATGATGTAAGCTTCGAAGAGGAAGCCCATAATAATGACCACGACCTGGAATATATCAGGAAACGTAAACATTATGACTGGGTTAAATACGTAAAACTAAGAAGTTACAAAAAATGAATATATTAGGGATATGTGCAGGCCAAGGAGGTCTGCTCTTCCCTTTTAGGAAGCACCTATTAGGGAATATTGAGCCAAGAACCGTTTTTCATACAAATTGTGAAAGTCAGTGGAAGGCTAATTTTAAAGATATACCGTTCTATAAAGGGTATAACTTACCTGAGTTTGATGAGAAAGTAGATGTTATCTTATCTTCTCCAGACTGTGGTATGTCGTCTATTATGAGGCTTTCAAAGGTTAAAGAATTGGGCAAACCTAAAGATAACCGAAGTTTAAATCTAGTAATAGAGGGAATCAATTATTACAAGCCTAAGATTTTTCTTATTGAAAATCTGCCTCGTTTGCTATCTCTTTTACCCAATGAATACTTCCATGAAGCCTTTAAAGACTATAAACTTATTTTTCACGAAAGAAGCGTTTCCGACTATGGGAACTCCCAAGTATCAAGGAAACGTTTAGTTATCATTGGAGTGCATAAGAAAACCGGTAAGAAATACTTGAATGCTTTTAATGAAGTATTCCAAGTAAAAACTCCAACAATTACTAGAAATCTACTTAACGATTATCAGAATCCATTGAATTATAACATTCCTTTGGATAAAACCCTGGCAATGTATGATTATCGGAAGCTTCCTAAAAAGAAGAATCTAACCGTTAAAAAGATTCAGCTATTGTGGAATAGTGACTTCAAGAATGAAAAGAAATGGCCCATAAAGACTGCTAAGATGAGTACTCTCCCAGGAGTGTATCGATTAGAGTTAGATAAAGCCCCTCTAACTTTAAGACCTGCCGATAGACAGTTCCGACCTGATGGTTACCCTCTTGGGATTTTAGATTTCAAAGCAATTATGGGATTCCCTAAAGCCTACAAGATTTTCATGGATGAAGGCAATTACCTTTACTGGCTTAACAAGGCAAGGTATACCATTGCCAAGGGTTCCGTCTACGAAATTTCAATATGGTTCAAACGTTGCCTGAAACGAGCTGATTTAAATAAGTAAGGTATTTATCTTTATCAGAATTAATTAGTCTGATTTTACGACTTACTGTTTTGTAGGGTACATTAAATTGATTACATATTTCTGATATGGACTTACCTTCTTCATAGTTATTATACCAATTAAGTATATCTTTTGGTGAGTATATACTAGCATTACCTATACGAATACTTCCATACATGGGATTACAATTTTTAGAATTAAAACCATTAGGTTTATATCTTTTAATTCCTCTAAGTTTATGATTCTGTTCTCTCATCAGAGCATTCTCTTTGGGAGTCCCCCATTGAAGATTCTTATAGTGATTATTGGTACCAATATCATCAAGGTGACATACAAAGGGTAAATTATTTGGATTAGGAACATACAATTTAGCCACTAATTTATGTAATCTAAAAGTGTATACTTTCCTATCATTAGGTTTATAAAGAGATATCTGATATTTACCAGTTTTCTTTAAATGAGGTTTAATCTCATGCCAAGATTCAGTGTAGATTCTCCTACAACCTCTATTACCAGTATCATAGGCAAATTCTACTCTACTAAATACTCTACCTCGTTTTGAAATGTAATAACCAGGAAACCCGGGAACATTATCTGTTTTCATAAAGCTTATAAATTTATATTTCAAAAGGTAATAGTATGAAGTCGTCTAAAAGGGAGTTAGCTATAAAGGTACACTTTCATGTTAATATATACTAAAGTATATATTAGTCCAAACCGCCTTTTGAAAAATATAGATATATAATATACTACGTATATATATCTATATTTTTATATACGTATATAGCTATTGTTTGTAGTAGATATTGAATATATGTTTTGGGATATAGGAAATTTATCTCACTACGTTCGATAAAAGGTAATCGCTAAGCGATTACCGATAGTTAGTAATAATTAAATTTTCGTGATGATGAAAACAGATAAAAACAAGTGGAAGAACTTTGTGTTCCTTTTGCTTCTAGGATTTACTATTTACCTTTGCTTCAGGAATTACAAACTGAATTCATATATCAGACAACTTCCTGATTCATCGGTCATTGGCATTCCTGATACAATCAAACTGAAAGAGAACTTCAAGCCCCAATCACCATATACACAATTGGTTCAGCCCCAGAGAATTCTTCTCTACGACTTCTATCGAAACAGTAGCAATTCGACTAAACCCCAGGTTTCTGATTCAACAGCGGTTACTTCGAATAGAATTAGTAGAGAAGATTCTCTGGTCCAATTTACCTTGGATAAAAACCAATTGAACCTAAGTTTATTCAACAAGGAAACAAACTCCTATTCAACGAGAATGTTTAACATGGACTTAGATAAGTATAAGTACAATTGGTATGAAGGTCAATTAACTCAAAAAAGAATTAGAAAACTAACTCTAAGTCCATACGTTTATGGTAAATATAGGGTCTTTAATCAAATGTTAGACATAGGGACAGGCCTTTCAATCAAGACTACTAATTTCAATTATAAACTTGGTATAAATGCTTTTCATTATCCGAAGTTCTTTTCGGGAATAAAAGCTGACTTAGAGTTTTCAGTAACATATAACTTTTGATTATGGCAAAGAAGATTAACATAGAAACTAACACATCTGCTCTCACAAGGGAAGAACTAGCAACACTTGCTAAAGTTAGTAATGATGTTTTTTACTTTAGCCTTTTCACTTATGTGATACACCCCATGAGGGGAAAGGTAAGATTTGAACTTTACCCGTATCAAAAATCGGTTCTGTATAACTTCGTAAAAGAACGTTTCAATATTCTGCTTAAGTTCAGGCAGGCAGGTATTACGGAGCTTATTTCTATGTACTGCCTATGGTTGGCAATGTATCATCCTAACAAGAAGATTAACATTATCTCAATCAAGGACACAACAGCAAAGAAGGTACTAAAGAAGATTAAGTTCATGTACAAAAACCTGCCATGGTATTTACAGACACCGATTATTAATGGACGTTCTGGAGAATATGGTTCTGCATCAATGATAGAGTTTGATAATGGCTCATTCATAGAATCTATCCCAACGTCTTCTGAAGCTGGTCGTTCGGAATCTCTATCCTTATTGGTAATTGATGAAGCAGCAGTAGTTAGATGGGCAGCCCAGATTTGGGCAGCCGCTTTCCCTACTCTTTCCACTGGTGGAGCTGCTATCATCAATTCCACTCCTTATGGAGTTGGTAACTTCTACCACTCAACTTGGGTTGATGCTATTGCAGGTGGAAACCCATTTAACCCACTACGATTGTATTGGCAAATGCACCCAGAACGAGATATTAATTGGTACAATGAAATGTCTTCTGCTCTTGGAATAAAAAGAACTGCACAAGAAATTGATGGTGACTTCTTATCATCTGGAAATACGGTCTTCGATTTAGCCGACATAAAAGCTATCGAAGACTGTCTTAGTGATTATCCGGTTATTAAGAAAAGGTTTAATGGTCAATATCGGCAATTCCTGGAACCAACCCCAGATAAGGAATATTTCATTGGTGCTGACGTTTCAACTGGTAGGTCTTCTGACTACTCTGCATTTACTTGCATGGACAAACAGGGAGAAGAACAAGCAGTATTTAAAGGTAGACTTTCAGTAGATAAGTATGCAAGATTGCTTGGAGATACCGGGCATTTATTTAACTTTGCCACTATTGCTCCAGAATCTAACGATGTTGGATTAGCAGTAACTTCTGCTCTTCAAACTGAAGGCTATCCTAAACTGTATTACTATCAGAAAATGCTTAAGAAGAAAGGTAAATCTAGACCTGAGGTAGATAAATCTCCAGGATGGTTAACTACACAAAAGAACCGTTCTGTTATTGTAGAGGGACTTGAACAGGATATTCGAGAAGATAATATTACTGTTAAAGACCCTTTCTTTGTTCAAGAAGCATATACCTTCATATATGATGGTTTAGGTAGGCCAGTTGCAATGGGTAAGCATAGAGCTAATAATTCTACAGTAGATGTAGACCTAGAAGGGGATGTATATGCAGATGACTCTATATTCGGTAAAGCAATCTGTAATCACATAAGAAAAGGAAAAACTAACGTAATAGTACAACCGAAATGAAAAAGCTCAATTTTAATTGGAGTTGGGGTAGAAAGAAAGACCCACCTCCTGAATCAAACAAGGAGCCAAGCAAGCCAAAAGCTGCTGCTATATCTCCTGGTAGAGTATCAGTAGATGAAGATAACTCTTTACTCAGTACTCTGAAAGGGATGACCGTAATGGTAGACCCTTCTTTTCGTGTTGAAGTAATCCCTTTGATTCGTGATTTATATAAGGTAAATCCGGATATGGGCATTGCTTTGCAGGATATGTTTAAGTTGGCAAACACAGGTCATACGGTAACATTCCCAAATAATTCAGATGCCGAAGCAGATAAGATGAGAAAACATCTTACCGAAGCTACAAAGAAATGGTCCAGGTATACTGCTGGTATAGACGGTCTAGTTAATAAGATGATTGTACAATGCCTTGTTAGTGGAGCTATATCTGTTGAAGGAGTTCCAAATGATAGGCTAGAAGGTTTAGATACAGTCTTATTCCTTAGACCAGAGAACATTGTTTTCAAAAGGGAGAACAATGGAGTATATTCTCCTTACCAGAGGAATAAGAATTACTTTGTTAAGCACCAAGATTATATCAAACTAAACCCAGAAACTTATGTGTATGCTGGTATGTTTAATGATACTGATGAACCTTATGGGACTCCTCCTTTTATGGCAGCATTGGATTCATTAAAAGGCCAACATGATATGAAGGTTAACCTCAAACACATAATGGAAATGGTTGGTATGGTAGGATTCTTGGAAGCTAAGATGACTAAACCAGACCAGAATCCAAATGAAAGCTTACAAGCTTATCAATCCCGTCTTGAACGTACCTTAAAAGATTTGAAAAGAAATCTTCGTAATGGTATGAAAGATGGTATAGTAACTGGTTACATTGATGACCATGAGTTTAAACTCAATTCAACTACCAAGGAGCTTGGTAATATTGAGAAACCCTGGAACATGAATCAGCAATCAGTTGCAAATGGTTTGGGAGTTAATGGAAACCTTATTGGAGTTAGTTCAACAACAGGAGAAGGAGCAACGGGTATAATGCTGTCTAAATTAATCAGCCAGTTAAAAAATATCCAAATGCTTGTAACTTATGTATTGGATTTTCTTTATTCTCTAGAACTGCGTCTGGCAGGCTTTGATAATAAGGGAATAAAGATATCATGGGGAACTTCAACTATCTCTGATGAAGTTAAGGTTCAACAAGGTCTTCAGTATAAAATCCAAAACCTGGATTTATTATATAAGGCTGGTATCATTAGCCAAGACCAATATGCTTGGGCAATGGGTTATGATTCTCCTGATGAAGACGAACCAAGAGTTTCACTTGAGGACCAATTTGCTAAGGGTAATTTAGACCCTCAAGAGGGAACCAAGAAGAAGCAAAGGCAGGATGATAAAAACCAATCTGCTCGTAGGTCAAGAGATAAAACTAATCCGGCTCCATCTCGTGGAGACCAAAATACAAAAGCAAGATGAGTAAATTTACTAAGAAAAACAAAGAGCATCTTGATTCAATGGTGATTGGCCAGGGTCATACCATTATGGCTGGGTATATCCCAGAAGCAGTTGGAGCCCAGGCTTTCTCAGAGAATTATTACAAATGGAAGACTCCGACACCGGATACCATTGCTCAATTTGGATTTTGGGGAGGAGATATAGATTATAATACCTATTATCCAAACCTTGATAAATCAGAACTTACTCCAAAGGACGAAGAGTTCATAGAACCTATGTTTAGATTACTTTCTGAAACGATTGTATCTAAGAACTGGAACCCTACTGACTTTGGTCAGAATGGAGTACTTAAAGCTTCTATGAAGATGTTACTCGGGCAAACAGTAAATTGCGACCATGAAACAAATATTGGTAATGCAATTGGAGCTGTATCTCAAGTAATGTGGCAGGAGTCTTATAAGGATGGAAGCTTTACTATACCTGCAGGTATCAACGGTATTTTGAAGATTGATGGTAAAGCTAACCCAAGAATTGCTAGAGGTATTCTCATGGAACCTCCTTCAATTCATAGTAACTCGGTAACAGTACAGTTTAAGTGGGATAAATCACACCCAGGAATGGAAGATGGTGAATTCTATCAAAAACTTGGTACTTATGACTCTAAAGGTGAAATGGTTCGTAGAATAGTTACTGAGGTAGTTCGATATATGGAAACATCTCTGGTATCTCATGGAGCTGATTCATTTGCTCAAAAGATTGGTGAAGATGGTAAAATCATTAATCCAACCTTTGCAAAAAGAACCTGGTCTTCTTATGAGGAATATCGGGATGACAAGTCCAAACAGTACTTCTTTACTGACTACAAAACGGATTTCAACTCATTCCAAGAAAAGGACAATACTCCAGATTCTTTTAATGATAATGGTACCCAAGAAAATCATAATCCTAATAAAGAAAATATGAACAAAGAATTGCAAGAATTTTTAGAAAAGCTTTTCGGAGATAACATGTTATCTCTGGCAGAGGGCAAAGAAATGACTCAGGAAGAAGTTATTTCTTGTATTCAAAGCTTGGTATCATCCAAAAACAGTCTTCAGACAACGGTAGATAATCTTACTACAGAGAAATCTTCTCTTACAGAACAGATTACCAACCTGAATGCAGAAGTTGCAAACTTGAAGGAAATGGCAACTGTAGGAAAGAATCATATTGCTTCTCTCCGTGAAAGTGCCGTTGCTACTTACAAGAAGCTGATGGGTGACAAAGCCGATGAAACTATTGTTACAATGTTGAATGCCGAAACTACTGGCATCGTTACTCTCATCTCCTTAACTAAGGATTATCAGAGTCGTCTGGAAGAAAAATTCCCAATGGTATGTGCAAGCTGTGGTTCTCATGATGTAAGCCGTGCTTCTTCTGTTGCAGAGAATGATGAAAAGACTGGAACTCAGAAACCTGCAACTACTTCGAATGCAGAAGCCAAGTCTACTTCGGAAACCCTCGAAGACTTGTATAAGAAGAAATTCAAGTAATAATCGATAAATATCACTGTTATGACTAAAATCGTAAACAAAGACCAGCCAATGACGCTGTTTGGGGAAAAGACCCCAAGAGCGGTGATTTACAAAAGTGAATCACACAAATTGCACCAAGCTTTCTGTGTAAAAGATGGTGAAACAATTTTGCAAGGTATGCCGGTAGCTCTTGGAGAAGACGGTTTAATTGAACCTTACACTGAATCTACTCAGGTATATATCGGAGTGGCAGTAACCGACAATGTAAATCCTGCTTACCAGGCACAGAACAAATTCCCAGTAGAGGTAACTGTTGCTGTAGAAGGTTACATGATTTGTAACTGGGTATCTAATGCTGCTGACTTAAAAGCAGGATATGTAGTTCCCTCTGGTGACTTGCTGAACGACAGATTTGTAAAAGCAAATCAGTCAACAGATGCTACACCTTTCATTGCCATCATACCTGCAGATGAGGCAAACGAGGTAATTCAAGTACTTATTAAATAAGAGAAGAAGAAACATGGAAAAAGTTGATATTTCAAAATTGAAGAGAGAAGACTTCGCAAAAGAACTTCCTCAAATGGTACAGCAGTTGGATGCTTACCGTCAAGGTTCACAGAACAAGAAACCTGTGGACATCACATTAGGTGAACTTACCACTGGTAAATGGGGTATTACCCAAGATGAATTGTTCGAGAAGTTGGATATCAATCCGAAAATCGACACAATGGAAAACATCTTCACAATGCCTCAGCAAGATGTTCGTTGGATTGTTCCGGAAATCATTCGTTCTGCCATCACTCTTGGTATGCGCCAGGCTCCGTTCTATCCGGAGATTATTGCTTCTGACCAGTCAATCAGTGGTCTTAGCGCAATCATGCCGATGATTAACATGTCCGATGCTGCTCCTGCAAAGGTTAATGAAGCAGAAACTATCCCATTGGGAGATGTAAGCTTTGGACAGAAATCAGTAAGTCTCTTCAAAATTGGTAAGGGATTCAAACTTACTGATGAAGTTCGTAACTACGTATCTCTTGATGTATTGGCAATCTACCTTCGTGACTTTGGTGTTCAGCTCGGTTATGCAATGGATACTCTGGCCATGGATGTTGTTATCAATGGTAACAAACCAGATGGTTCAGAATCTGCTCCGGTTATCGGTGTATACGAAACTACGAATGGTATCACTTACAAAGATTTGCTGCATATCTGGGTAAGAGCTGCTCGTATGGGACGTAACTTTACTACTATGATTGGTGGTGAAGACCAAGCAATTGAAATGCTGAACTTGCCGGAATTCAAAGAACGTCATTCTGGTACAACTGAAGCTACACTGAATGTGAAGTCTCCTGTACCTAAGAATGCTAACTTTTACATTCACCCGGGTACACCCGACCAAGGCTTGCTGTTGATTGATACAACTGCTGCCTTGATTAAGCTGACTGCAAAACAGTTGATGCTTGAATCAGAAAGAATCGTATCAAATCAAACTCAGGCAATCTATGCTACTCTGACTACAGGCTTCTCTAAGATGTATCAGGATGCTGCATTGATTCTGTCTGCAGAGAAGAAGTTCACCGAGTTCGGATTCCCTGAATTCATGAACATTGACCCATATCTCTTGGTTAACCTTGAGTAATACTACACCTGGTTTATTTTACAAATAATTCCATTTCTCAATGGGGTAGGTTTTGCGAGGACCTACCCCTAATTTTAAACATCTAAAAACTTAGTAAAATTATGGATAAATATAAAGTAACTGTAGGTGCTAAAGCTTACAGCTTCCATGACCAATCTACAGGTATTACAATTTGTAGAGGAGAAGAAAAAGAATTGAGTGCTCGACAGTACAGAACTAAAAAGATTCAGATGGCTTTGAATTCAGGTCACCTGCGTTTGGTTCTTGATAAGAAAGCTGTCGACAAATACTCCAATGATGACATCGATAAGTTGGAAAAGAAACTGAATGCTCAGTTCGAAAAAGGTATGGAAATCAAAAAGATTGCCAAAGCCTATACTCTCGAAGAAGCAACCCTTATCGCTGCTCGTCACGAAATTGTTGCCGACAAAGGTGATACAGTTGAAACTCTGATTCAGGTTCTGTTGGAAGAGTTCGAAGAATCTAAAAAATAAGATACCATGGACAATCTAGACTTTGTAGCTATTGCGAATGGTCTGGAAGTTTCATTTAGAGTATTAACCAAAGTCCCAGCCAAGGCCATTTTTGACTGGGACTTTGGTGATGATAAGGGGTCCGTTTATGATGTTAAACAACCTACTTATACTTATGAAAAGTCCGGATTCTATACAGTAGCGTTGAACATAACGAACTCCGAAGGACTTAACTTAAATGCAACTAAAACCATAATTGTAAATACCGAGTCCAAAACTACATTAACTGATAGTATATATAACCTAATCAATTATTACATTCCTTCAGAAATCTCAGATGGTATGTCATCAGAAGAGAAAGCAATGTACATAACTAAATGGCAGTTATATATCCAACCGCTAGTAAATCATATTATCCCACTGGATAAATATAATGATGAGTTAATGTATGAAGCTCTAGAAAACCAATTAATTATGGAATTGGCAGCATGGGATTATCTCAATGTTAAGCTCCTTAATTTATTAACAAGTACAGGAGAATACCTAAGTCAACTTACTTCAACCAAAGAACAAGTTGGTGATGGTTCTTCTAAACCGGAACAAGCTCGAGGTGATAGAATCAAACAAATCACAACTGGGCCTACTGAAGTACAGTACTATGATACACTTGCCGATGCAACATCTTCCCTATGGAAAACATTTTCTCAAGCAATGCAACCTGGTGGTATCATAGACGAGTTAAGAAAAAACCTTTGTATGTTAGCTGGACGATTGGAAATCTACTTACCATTCTGTGACCAAGCAAGTCATGTAGTAGTTCCAAGAGTAGTAGACAGAAGAAGACCTGGATTAATAGATGGGCCAAACCCCAGCTCTCCAGTAAAACGTAATGGTAGAACCTTAATTAGAAAACGATGACCAAGACTCCTCATAGATTGGTTAAGAACCGGTCTTGGGATAGATACAAGAAGATTATAAATGATTTCTTGGATATAGATGCTGGTAGGCAAACTATAACTTGGGCAAAGAATGTAAATCAACTCCTAAGTCATGGAGAAGATGAAATCCCTAAATATTATAATATACCAATCGAGGCATTATGTTATTACAATGCCTTCAGAAACTGGCCCATTAATAAGGCAACAGTAACTGGAGAACTCGATGATGAGAATTTATCAATACTGGTTACTAAATCATATATAGAACAACTGGGATATTTAACTCCAGAAGGCTATTGGGATTTTAACTGGTCTGAAGATAGATTTGTAATTAATGGTATCACTTATAAACCTTCGGGAGATACACAAGTTGCTCAGGCCAAGGATGAAGCATTAGTCTTCATGGTTATCCTAAAAAGGGACCGAGATACCAAAATACAATTCGTAGAATAAAATTGAAAAGTATATGGCAAAGATGTTAATGTTACGATGGAAACCAATTAATACCGGAAACGGTATTTGGTTTGACAGTAACCTGATTGTCTTGAACGGTACATCTGGAGTACATATTGAAAGTAAGAAAAGTAATTTAGACGTTACCACATTCCAGTCTATGACTGGAGGTAAGTTTGTTACTTGCTTTCAAGATTACTTTGGAGAAGTTTGGGATAAGATAATACCTCATCCGGGTATTGGCCAGGTGATAAAATTCCGTATCAATCAACTTCCAGATTATGCAATAATCAGAGGTGATATTGAAGACGGGGGAGACCCAGACCCAGAACATCCAGATATTCCAATGAATGCCTTCTGTGGAAAAGAAGGAGAACCATTCAGAGATAAGAATTCTGACTTCTTCTGTGGTAAGCAAGTAATCAATCCTTAAAATAATAACAATATGTACGTAAGTAAGTATTACACAAATGAAGAAATTGACCAAAGACTTTTACAAGGTTATTTTGATGACTTCGTAAAGGCCGGGTTTGCTGGAACTATTAATGAGTTCTGGGCATTCGTTCTTTCTATTGCCAATAAGGTAGATAAGAGAGAAGGATACGACTTATCTAAAAATGACTTCACGGATAAACTCAAAGAGAAACTGGAAGGCATTGAAGAAAGAGCAAACTACATCACTAAGCTTTCTCAGTTGGAGAATGATACTAAGTTCCAAACTGAAGAACAGGTAAGACAAGCTATCAGTGATTTGATTGATGGTGCCGATGATGCACTTGATACATTAAAGGAATTGGCAGAAGCATTGGGAAATGACCCCAACTTTGCTACTACAATTACCAACAAATTAACGGATTTACGTAATGCACTGACAGATGAAGTTAACCGAGCTAAGGAGGAGGAAGGGAAACTGAGTACCCAAATTAGTGAGGTTAACTCTAATTTCATTAAGGCAGTGGATTTACTTAATGATAAAATCGACACTGCAGTTACTAACCTTATCAATAAGATAGATAAGATAGAAGCAAAAGTCGATAAGAATACTGCTGACATTGCAGACCTCAGAAATGAAACTACTGGTTCATTGGCAGAAGCTAAGGCATATGCTAAAGACTTGGTAGATAAAGAAGCTGAGCTTCGTAAAACGGCTGACGATGCTTTATCAGAAAGTATTCACCAACTGAATACATTGCATATCAATGATAAGGCAGAGCTCAAAAAAGACATTGCTGCAGAAGCCCAATTGAGAGCAAATGCAGATGCAAACATTCAGTTGAAACTCACTGAAGAAATCACTAATCGTCAAACTGGTGATGCTGCCTTAGAAAGTAAACTTTCTGATGAGGTAGTAAATCGTAAAGCTGCCGATGAAACTCTTCAGAATTCAATTACCAAAGAGGTTACTGACCGTACCAATGCAGATAATACCCTCCAGGTAAACATTGATAAAGAGGCTCAAGCTCGGGAATCTGCAGACCAGGTTCTTCAGACTAATATTAATTCTGAAGCTGCAACTCGTACTGCTCAGGACCAAATCCTTGACCAGAAGATAACTGCCCTAAGTGAAAAGACTGATGGTGATAAGTCTGATGTACTTGCTGCAATTGAAGCAGAGAAGGAAGCTCGTATTGCTGCAGATGCTGACCTTAATTCCAAGAAGGTAGATAAAAGAGAAGGTTATTCTTTAACTAAGAATGACTTTACAGATCTCTTGCTTGCCAAATTGAATGGAATCGAGGAACATGCTAATTACATTACCTTGGTATCACAATTGGCAAATGATGCCGGTTATCAGACTGAAGCAGAAGTAGAAGCTGCAATTGAAAAGATTATTGGTTCTGCACCGGAAGTACTCGATACTCTGGAAGAGATTGCTAAGGCATTAGGCGATGACCCTAACTTTGCTTCAACTATCACCAAGAAGTTGGCAGCAATCACAGAAAAGGTAAATCAGGAGATTGAAGACCGTACTGCTGCCGATGCTGCATTGCAGGTAAACATTGATAAAGAAGTTGTAGAACGTAAGGAAGCAGATGCTGCTCTTAAGGAAGAACTTAAGGAGTATGTAGATAACTCGGCTGCAACCGGAGATACTGCTCTTCAGGTAGTTAAGGATAACTTGGCAAAAGAAATCCAAGACCGTAAAGATGCCGATGCAATCTTGCAGGCAAATATTGATAAAGAAACCGTAGATAGAAAGGATGCCGATAAAACCCATACCGATAATATCGCTGCTCTTACTCAGAGAGTTTCGGATTTGGCTTTATCAATGCAGGATGCTATCAATACGGTTAAGAACGAATTGACTGCTCAGGTAAATGCTAATACTACGGCTATTGCTACTAACCAAGCAAATATCACAAAGAACTCTGAGGCAATCACTGCCATGAATAAAACCATTGCTGATAACTACAAAGAAGTTAAGGATATGGTTAATGAGGAAATTGTGGACCGTACTAATGGCGATAGCAATTTAAGTTCTCGTATTGATACAACTAATATTGCTCTGGGAACAGAAACAGCAGAACGTAAGGCAGCAGACCAAATCCTTCAAGTAAATTTGGATAAGGAAGTTGGAGACCGTAAGTCTGCAGATACTGCCCTTGAAACTAAAATTGAAGGTCAGATATCTAACTTAAGCCAACAGACTTCTTCAGAAATTACTCGAGTAGAAGGTAAGGTTACTCAAGAAGTTAAAGACCGGGAAGCTGCAGATAAAACATTAAGCGACCGAATTGATTCCTTGGAAACCGGTTCTACTGAAAGCTTAAATGAAATCAAAGCAAAGGTAGATGCTAATACGGTAGCAATTACTACTGAGAAAGACCGAGCAACCGCTAGAGAAAATGCTATACAGGCCAATTTGGATACTGCAATAGCAAATCATAAAGACGAAGTAAATGGTTTATCTAAGGATATATCTGATGAAGCCAATACTCGTTTAGCCGGGGATACTGCTCTTCAGGTAAATATTGATAAAGAGGTTGCTGACAGAAAGAATGCCGATACCCTATTAGAGAATAAGATTGCTCAGGAAGTATCAGACCGTACAACTGCTATACAGGCAATTGAATCTAAGAAGGTGGATAAGGTAGATGGTAAAGTACTTTCTTCAAACGACTTTACCGATGTTCTTCTGAACAAATTAAATGGTATAGCTGAACATGCTAACTATATCACAAAAGTTTCTGAACTTCTGAATGATTCAGGATTCCAAACAGAAGCAGAGGTAGAAGCTGCAATCCAGAAAATCATTGGTTCTGCTCCCGGTGTATTGGATACACTTGAGGAAATTGCCAAGGCTCTCGGTGATGACCCCAACTTTGCAACAACTATGACTCAGAAGTTAAATGAGTTAACTACGAAGATTGAGACAGAAACCGAAAAACGAGTTGAAGGCGATGAAGCTTTGGATACTAAGCTTACTACTTTGAGTACTACCTTGACCAAGACAGTAGAGGATTTAAGAACTTATGTTACTGAAACTCGTACTGAACTATTGGCAAGGGCAAATAACCAGGATGCTCTTATCAATCAGAACTCGGCTAATATTCAGAGAAACTTGGAATTAATCCAAGCTATTCAGAATAATATCTCTGGCTCTTACTTAGAAGTTAAGGCTTTACTTGAAACCGAAATTGCTGCTCGTAAGGCAGAAGATATTCGATTAGAAGCCAAGATTGATAAGAACTCTACCGATTTAGCAACTGAAGCAGAAGAAAGAAAAGCTGCTGATAAGGCTCTCCAAGATGCCCTGGATGCAGAAGAAGCTGCAAGAACTGCTGCTGATGCTGCCCTTGGAGTTCGTATTGATACCGAGATTGCTGAAAGAAAAGCTGCTGATAAAACCTTACAAGATAATATCGATGCAGAAGAAACTGCTCGTACTGAAGCAGATACTGCATTGGGTGCAAGAATCGATAAAGAAATCCAAGACCGTACAAATGCCGATAATGCTCTTGGTACTCGTATTGATGATGAGGAAGATGCAAGGGAAGCTGCTGATACTCAGTTACAAACGAACATCACTGCTGAGGAGACTGCTCGTATTGCTGCTGATAAAACCTTACAAGATAATATCGATGCAACCAATGCACATACCATTAATACTCATCGTTTGGATTCAAACCCAGTACTTAATGGTACAGATATTAAATTGGACGGTTATTCTGAAAATGAGGGTACTACCGTTGCAGACTTGGCAATCAAGGCTACAGATACTACATCTCAGGCTTTCGGTAAAGTTCAAAAACGTATCAATGTAGACAAGTCAGAAACCGATACTAAGATTAACAAAGTAAAAACAGCTGTTGGTCTTACCAATAATTTGGGATTACCCGGACTTGATGATACCAATTATCTGGCTGGTTCAGAGAATCTTATAGCAGCAGTTAAAGCGTTGGATAATCAGATTAAGTCTTCTTCGGATGATGGTGCTGAGTTAGCTCGTATTGAAGCTAAAATAGATAAAGAAGTTCAGGACAGAACTGCAGCCGATACAGCATTAAAGAATGAACTTAACGGTAATATCAATACTGCTAAATCCGAACTTCAGGATAATATCACTGCTGAGGAGACTGCTCGTATTGCTGCCGACGAAGCTTTGGATACTAAGCTTACTACGGCAATCAATAAAGAGGTATCAGACCGTAAAGCTGCAGACACGGCTCTGAAAGAAGAACTCACGGCAGCAATCAATAAAGAGGTATCAGACCGTACAACAGCCGATAATACTCTAAATACTAAGATTGATAAGGAGATATCCAATAGAACTGCAGCTGATACCGCTCTGAAAACGGAACTCACTGAGGATATCAAGGATGTATTGGCTGCTCTGAATGCTTTCAAGGCAACTAAAGCTCAGGCTAATGGCTTAGCATCTCTGGATGAAAACGGTAAAGTACCTGCAGGTCAACTACCTTCTTATGTAGATAATGTAATTGATGTATATGCTACATATGATGTATCAGATACTAATGAGGTAACTAACATCAAACTGTATATAGATGAAAACCATACTACCGCAGTAGTTGGTGAAGCTGGTAAATCTTATAATGATATTACCCCAGGCCATCCCGGATATCAATTCCGTTGGTCAGGTACTACTTGGGTACAGATCGTTTCTGGTGGATTAATTATCGGTGAAATCACTGGTACTGCCTTTGATGGTGCTAAAGGTAAAGCTCTTGAGGCCGTAGCTAACGGGTTACCAATAAATTCTGTATCATCATTGGCTAGATTTGAGGCTAATGGTAATAATGTAAACTTACTTTACGATTCAGCTTCTAAAGGTAATGGTAATATCTATAAGGCTAATCCATCTTCTTCTATTAGTATACCAGCAGTTACTACTACTAAGGCCGGTGTTATGACTGCCGCAGATAAGGTAAAACTTGATACTACCTTACCAAAACAAATCTCAGATGAGGTTGCTGCAAGAACGGCTGCCGATGAGGCAATCAGGGGAGAATTGGCTGATGATATTGCTCAAGAGGTATTGGATAGAGATGCTGCTATTAAAGTTGCTAAAGATGCACTCCAGGCAAGTATCACTAAGGAAGTTACAGACCGTACCAATGCAGATGCTACTCTGAAGACTACTCTGGAAAAAGCTATTGCTGATGCTAAGACAGAACTGGAAACAGCAGATGCTACTCTTCAAGGTAATATCACTAAAGAAGTTAATGACCGTAAGGGAGAGATTACTCGAGTAGAGAAATTAATCACTGATGAAGCTGCAACTAGAGCTCAGGCAGATATTGATGTAAATGAAAAGGTAGATTTACATATTGCTAACAAATCTAATCCTCATGGAGTAACCAAAGCTCAAGTGGGATTGGCTAATGTTAACAATACATCGGATGCCGATAAACCAGTATCTACTGCTCAAGCTACGGCTATTGCAGATGCCAAGGCTGCAGGTACCAACGCTCAAACCAATCTTACTACTCACATGAAGAACATGAGTAATCCTCATGGAGTAACAAGAGACCAGTTGGGATTGGGTACTACTGCTGAGATTATCTTTAAGAAGGTATCTGCTCCTTCTGGTTTATGGAAAGAATCTGACAAAAGACTTAAGACTTTCATTAAACCATTGGAACATACTCTCGATGAAATCTGCTCTATACCTACGGATTCATTTATGATTCGTGGTAATCACGATATAGGTACAATTGCTCAGACAATCGAAAAATATTTCCCAGAATTAGTTTCTGAGAATACGGTTAAACCTGAAACAGTTCCTAATCCAGAAGCCTTCGAAAAGGTAGAAAAGGATGGAGAAACCTATATCCTGGTTAAAGAGGTAGATTATTCTAAGATGTCAGTATTGGCAATCGAAGGTATTAAACTTCTGAAAGCCGAGATTGATGAATTAAGAGAAAAACTTTTGTTCACAAACTTAGATTAATATGGGTGAGATAGCAACATGGAGTGCTGTCAAAACTAAAGTAGGCCTTGGTAAGGATTCAAATGAATGCCCTACCAAGGCTGAATTGTTGGCACTCTCTCCTACAGGAACAGGAGAAAATTACGTTGGCTTGGAATTAACCAATGCCAGTTCCTACGGAAACAATGAAACGGTACAACTCTCTGATATTCATAAGGTAACTTATAAGTATACATTTACTGTAGATAGAACTACTTTAAGTTTTCCTGCTAGTGGAGGAGCTCCTTCTCCAAATCTATGGTTTGGTTTAGTTTCTAGAAAACAGAAATATGTAGATGGAGTAATATCGGGTAGTTATACTGAAGTAAGTTATACACAGACGGCTTATCCGGACTGGATTGTTTATGATGAAGGTTATAAAGCTTCAGAAAATACAACTCTAAATCAACGTTCTGCAAGTTTAACCTTTACTCAGAAGGAGTCAGGTAAACAGATAACAGTTCAATTTACTCAGGGTACAGGAGTTGAAACTTGGGAATATACTTTTACAAGTAAGAATAATTCATTAGTATTTAATGCTATAGGTGGTAAAGGTACACCTACGGAATTAACCATTACTTCGAATAAGCAAAAGTATATAAATGGTAAAGCTGTGGGTAGTCCAGTAAATGTTGATTATTCAAGGCCTAGTTTACCATCATGGCTTTCAGTAGAGAGTGGGTATTACGAAGCTTTAGAAAATAAGTCTGAAAGTTCTCGTTCTTATACTGATACTCTTACTCAGGCAGAATCCGGTAAGAAACTAACACCAGTTTTGTCTCAGGCAGCTGGTGTAAAAACCTATGGTACACCAACAGTATATCTGGGAAACATTACAGATATCCCTGCATCAGGAGGAACTGCAGCTACACCTACTTATACCTATTCTCAACTTTGGGGATGGAATGGTAAAACCAATGATGGTGGTACTATAAGTTCTGGAGCTTCAGTAGTATGGTCTGAGAATATCTCAGGTTCTAATCTTGGTACAACTACAAAGGCAAGAACTAAATTGGGAAGCCGTACATTAACCGTTACTCTTAACGGTAAATCTGGTAGTGCCTCAATTGATATCTACCAAGCTCAGAACCAAATCGAAAATACAACTCAGGGTGCATGGGTAGTTTCTATTTCTGCTAATCCCAGTACATTTACCGAGCAAGGTGGTACATCAACAATAACTGCAAGTGCAAGGGCAAGCAGAACTAATCATTGGTCTTCAGGTGCAACTAATGCAGCATCAGATGCTATTGGTACTCCTACACTTAGTATACCTACGGCTAGTACAGGATTTAGTTTATCTGGTACTACTTTGACGGTAGCAGAAAACACAACTGCAAATCAAAGGAGTGTAGTAGTAAGGGCAACTATGGACACTGTCTATAAAGAAGTTACGGTAACTCAAAGTGCATATCTAGTAGAATGGAGATATACATTAACTACTTCTACTCCAACGTTAAACTTTGATGCCTTAGGTACAACTAAATCTGGGACAATTAGTAGTTACCGTGAAAAGTATATTAATGGTTCTTTAGTAGAAGGTTCACATGAAGGTGTTAATATCCAAGTTAAATCTACTTCTGCTGAAATACAAAGTGCTACTGCTGCTGTGGCTATTACCATGAAAGAGAATACCACAACCCAAGCAAGAACTGGTACTGTAGTATATGAGCAGGTGGTGGGTTCAGGCAAAACCGTAACCATTACTTGTAGTCAGGCCGCAGGTACAGTAGCCATTAGAGAAGAGTTGGTTATTAAGGAGAGTTTCCCTACAGCTCCAAATATTGGAGGAACTGTTAAAGCTTTAGTAAGGTCTGGTTATTGGGACGTGGTAAATGGTAAAGATACAACTTGGCATGATGATACTCCTACTGTAAAAACTAAACCTAGTTTTGTAACTAGCACCGATGTAACTTACGAACTTAATGTAGGATATCGTATAAGCGCTACCATGCCAGCAAATACTTCTGAATCTCAACTTAGTGGTAGTTTAAACTTAGAGTACGGTAGTAAAACTCTAAGTTTAGGTGTAAAACAAGCAGGTGCTAGTGTTGCTTGGTCTTATGAACTAAAGGTAAATAACGGTACTCAAGATTTAAATCAACAAGTGCCTGCTAAGCCTAGTGGTACTTACTCTTTTACCATAAGTAGTAAAAGGTATAAGATTGTTAACGGTTCTGTTACAAGTCAAAGTGAAGATACTACTTGGACTACGTCTATACCGGGTTCTCCAAGTTGGATTCATGTAGAAGAGCAATCTAATACACTCATAGTAACCGTAGATGAGAATACAACTACTAGTCAAAGAAGTGCAGATATCGTTATATTTCAAACTGGTAGTAGTGATACTTCGATAACTTTGACAGTTGAACAACAAGCTGCAAGTATTACTACTAGGGATTATATCAATTATGTAGAACCAATTCCAGATGGAATGTTTTCGGCTTTAGCTCAGAGTATAACTGTTACACTTCAATCTTATAGGGAAACCTTAATCAATGGTAAAGTAACGAGTAAAGTTGCTGTTCAACCTGATTTTGATTTGGATTCTACCGTTACCGATTGGGCTTCTGTAGATTTAATTGGTGGTAATCCTACCAATTATGAATATGATTTTGAGGTTTCTGTAAAAGAAAATACTACTAATCAAACTAGATCTGGTAGTGTAATGTTTTATAATGGTACTGCTGAAGTAGAAAATGATTGGGCATTTACCCAAGATGCTGCAACAATCTCTACACGGTATGAAATATCTTGGACTGCAAACTATAGTAATGGTACAGTAGAAGAAAACGTAACAGAAGTTGAATTAGAAGGTACTACGGGTATGGAAAATTCTGTAAGAATGGATTTACACATACTAGAATATACTTCTATCAATGGAGTAGAAGGTACTCCTACTTCTTGGGATTCTAGAACCATAGCTGAAAATAACTCGGCAATAGCTTCACCAAGTGGTCAGGTATCTACTACTCTACAATCGGATTCTGAAAATGCCTTTATAGGTATTAGTAATTCTGTACAGAACTTATCAGAATATCCACGTACTCATACCATAACTTTATATAATCCTAAAGTTGTAATTAACGGTAAAGAGGTAGGAACAGTACCTACCATTACCTTATTGGTAAATCCAGTACCTTATACTAGAGTTTTTGAATTCGGTTGGAAACAAGAAGGAAGTACCATTACTAATATTACTCTAGATGGCGATATATACGGTAGTAGTGCTGGTAGTAGGGATATTATATCCTACGTAAGCTTACGAAGAGATGGAGTAGAGTTTACCAAGAAGTACGTCAAACCTACATTCATACCACCTTCTGAAGATTGGTTGTGGGTTATTGATAATGGACAGAACTCAGATAACTCCTATAATTGGGCTTTTAAAGCATTAACCAATAACGAAGGAGATTCTGCAAGAAACCAGCAAGTTAGGTTTGAACAACCTGGTAACGATAATCAAGCTTTATATGCCTATGTTAGCCAAGACCCAATGAATGAAGGTTATTTGGTGGGAAGGGTAAATAATAATGGACCTAGAGCTATCCGATTAAACACTGTTAAGGATGAACAATTTTTAGGGAATGTTAATGTTCAAGCAGGTAATTTCTATGGCTTAGGTACTTTAGCTCAAGATGCCATTACTATTGAAGTTAATGTATCTGTAGCAGGTACAGATAGTAGTACTTATACTCAACAAGTAGAATTAAGTGACTTAAGATTTAGTAAAAGCGGTAGACCTGTAACTATCGGTAATGACCCAAATCAAAATACTGATTATGAATATTTATGGGAATTATATCCTAATGCCAATGTTCCTACTAGTTTTACAGTAAATATCAGTAGGCTATCAACTGATGGAGATAATGATGATGGTATTCGTTTAGATATAATAAAAAAGAATACTGCTGTTTTCCCCATTGGGTCTTTAATTGGTGATTTAACTTTAACTCCTAAAGACCCGACTAAGTTACCTACATTACTTTGTACTGTGTATCATAGATATTTCAATTAATCCTTGATAATACGATATGGAAAGTGAAGAGATTAAGAAAGAACCAACCAATGGAAATCAACTAAAAGATTTTACTATTCAACTTACATTGCCTGCTCCCAATGCAGAGATAGCAAAGGAAGTAGCAAATAAAGCACAGTCACTCATTGACCAATTTGGATACTATCAATTCTTAAACCTGGTAGACTTTATGCAAAGGAATCCAGGTGCAGTATCATTTGGTTTAAACTTAATTAATAAAAGATGAACATGGAAGATTTGATTTTTTCTAAATTGCAGAAAGGTGATACCATATACACCTTAGAGAGAGACAGACGTTCTGGGTATCCAATCTTTGATAAGGCCAAAGTATTAAAAGTAGGTGAAAGCAAACCTAGAGCCACTGGCCCAGATGGAAGCTTTGCCGCAAATACAGAAATCGTTATTCAAGATTCTGTATCCTCTTTGACAATATACCTTCCTACAGATGCTGCAGAAGGTATTTATAATAATGTTTATTACACTACCGACTTACGCAATATCGTAAACGAAGTAAATATCCAAAGAACTAATGCCGTAAATATTCTCAATAACCGAGATAAATATGAGGCAATAGTTACTGAATGCGATAACATATATCATACCATTGAAGGTATGTTAACTCCTCAACAACAACCAGCTCCAGCTTATAAGCAAGAAGAATTTGAAGCTTTTAAAACTGAGGTAGCAGAGAAGTTATCCATGCAACAAGATATTCTTATGAAGATTGCCAGTGAGTTGGGATTAAATAAGAATAAAGATGCCAAGCAAAAAGGTTAACATAAACCTCTCGAATAATCTATGTGATATTCAGATTTATGTAGACCCAGTTAAACAACGTCAGGCTGAGAAGTTGATTGCCAAGATTCCAAGTATCATGAAGCTCGGATACGAGTTAGGTACTAGAAAGTTTGGCAATCAACTTCTTCGTATAGTAAGGCGTAGTTTAAATAATGGTCTACCTCCACCTGGTTCCAAAGTTTCTTGGCCTCCTCATGCTACTGCTACACTTAAGAAGTATGGAGCACATACTTTATTAAACCTTACTGGTCAATATGCAAGGTCAGTTACAATGGTAACTCAGAAAGATAGAACCTTTGTTGGTCTTCCTCCAGGATTAAGGAAGATAACATACTCTGGTAGAACTTCTCGAAAAACACTTAATCAAATTGCTATCATGTTGGAATATGGTAGTAGAGATGGTAATCTTCCACCACGTCCTTTATGGCAACCAGCTTTCGAAGCTGCAGGTGGAAACAAGGTTTTAGAGAAAGAGATACGAAATCAATTAAGAAAAGAACTCAGAAAATATACAAAGTAATGGCAGATTTTGAAGCAGATAAAACATCTGGTACTGGTCCTGCACTTGTAATGGTACATCCGTTAAAAGTGAATGATACAGAAGCAGATAAGAAAGCCATCCTTACCATTACAGTTAATGGAGTACCTAAGACTGTAAATCTTATTCAAAAGAAAGGCAGCCTTAACTACGAATACAAATTAGAAGTAGATAAGGAAGCCATAAACATATTGGGTAAGGGTGGCTCTGATACTTTGGCAATCACTTCTCAACGTAGAGAAATGATTAATGGTACACCCCAAGGAGATTGGGAAAATGTAGAGGTTACGGCAGAATTCCTAGAAGAACCACCATTTACTGCTGGACTAAGATTTACAGATAATGAAGAAAAGACTCTAGAGGTATCCATTACTTCTAAGAATACTACTGAACAACTTCTTAGTGGAACTCTAACTATCAAGCAAGTGGGTGGTTTAACTAAAACTGTAACGGTAACTCAGACAGCTGGAGAAATATCTTATAGATATCGTGTAGACCCTCCCAATATTAATCTGAGTGTACCTAAAGACCAAGGTCCTAATGCTTGGGAAGGTTCAGCAGGTTTTACCATGACTGGTTATAGAGCTAAGCTAATCGAAGGAACCCAAGTTTCAGAGGAGCTTATGGGATTTAAAATACCTTCAATTGGTGAAACTAAAAGTTCAAACAATGGTGGTAGTGGTATTAATACCTATACATGGTTTAGTAACTATGGTAGTATAGCTAATACTTACCAGGGTAGTTTTAGTGCTACCTGTCATATGAGGAAAGATGCAGGTATCTTTTTCAATGTTACATCCATAAATTGGGAATGCGTATTTAGTGATGGTGGTACTTATACTATGAATACCCTGCTAAGGATTCAACTTATATAATATGGTAAATACAGAAGAAATCGTAGAAAGAACCTTTTATATTTGCCTATTACAAACAGCACTTAAGAAAGGTTTAACTCTTAACCCCGAAGATTACTTACCTTTATCACAGGAGAATGAAAAGAGATTCCAGGCAGATAAAGATGCTATGCCTAAATTCATTCCTATATTTGGTATAGGTAATAATCAGGTTAAGGGTGCAAAGACATGCCCTAGAATTACCATTGAACTGCAAGGATTCTATAATGGTGATATAGGTGTTAACAAATATATCATTGGTGATAAGCTAGAAGGTGGGAATTACCAAGCATCTGAATTCTCCTATGAAACAAAGGATATAACTCTAGATATTCACCTGGTATCTAATACTCAAGCCGATATGAGGTTACTTCATAGTATTATGTATGAAGCATTACCTTCTCGAGGATACGTAAGACCTTATTATAATAACTTAGAAGAATGGGAAGATGGTCGGGTAGCACCAACAGGAAACCTATTTATCGAAATAGGTAATTACTATGACCACCCAAATGAGAGTCATGGTCTACTTGAAAAAGTATATCAGTATACTTGTAAGGATGGTATATTACCTGAGAAGCTTGCTGAAGAAGGCGAACTTGTACCAATTCAAGACATCTCAGTATTGATTGGACTAACCGAAAAGCCAGAATCCGATTTACTTAACCTTAACGTAAAATAGCTCAATACTAGAGGGTATTAAATAAATGAGTAATTAACTTAATTAGTATAAATATGCCTAATTCACCATCTGTAAATTTCGAGTTTAAGAACGAGAACGTTCTTCAAACTACTCCTATGTTAGGAGTTTCATGTGTATTGGCTAGAACTACTAAAGGTCCATATGATGACCCATCAGAACTTATCCAATCTTTCTCTCAATTCCAAAGAGTCTTTGGTTCTGAGATAGTACCAGATGGTTCTGTATCAAACATCGAAAAGGCTTTCAATGGTGGTTCTAAGCTTCGTATTATTCGTGTACTTGGTAAGGGTGCAACCAAAGGTGTAGTATCTGCTGCAACAAGAGCTAAAGCTGCATCTGCTCCTAAGGCTGCTGAAGACGGTTCTCCGGTAGTAGCTTCTGCAACTCCAGAGGAACCCACGGCTTCTACTCTTTTCAAGTTTACTTCTGGTTCAGTTGCTGTTGGCTTTGGTTTGGTAACTAAAGGATATGGAGACCCAGTTGGTAGTGCTGAAACTTTCTCTGTGAATATTTACAAACAGGCTAACACGGTTTACTATCAAGTAATTAGTGCTAATGGCCAGGTACTTGAACAAGGTCCAGTAGTAACCTACAAAACTGCAGATGATAACAATGATACTTCTGTAGATTACCTTGCTCTGAGTGCATTTGCAAAGAACTCAGAATACATCGTTCCGGTATTAACCGAAAAGACAGAGAACATCAAATCTTGGAACAACTTCATCAAATGGTTAACTGATGATGTAGATGGGACAAGAAACCCAATTGATATTAAACTCAATGGTGCTGCTATCACTGCCGATGGAGTAAAATTGAATGGTACAATTGGTAGTGCCGGTAGTACTCCTACGGCAGACGAATGGATTGCTTCTCTGGAATTCGTTAAGGATTATGTAGATGTATATCAAATCTTCTGTTCACACATTGACCAACATCTTGAAGCATCCGCTGATGTACTTAAAGTACACAAGGCTGCAGTAGATATGGTTAAAGAACTGCAAGAATATACCTACTACATTGAAGTACCAAAATATACTACTCACTATACTCAGGGTGACCAACCAAGAGACTTGAAATCAATCATCACTTGGATTCAGACTTGCCTTGGTACTGTAGGTAACAGTAAGTATGTTGCTTACTTTGGTGGTGGTATTAAATACTATAATGCCGACGGTAACTTGGTAGATTCAGATGTTCTTGGTACCATTGCAGGATTAGGAGATGCTTCTGCTTCTCAGTTTGGACCTTGGAAATCATTTGCTGGTATGAATCGGGGCATTATCTATGATGGTAATGGTCCAGTATGCCCAAATTATGGTTCTCCTTCAAGAACTAAGGAACTCAATGAGTTAGCACAGAATTATGCAAATATAATCTGTATCAAAGATGTTCCTAACCAAGGTAAACAAACTTTGCTGTGGCATTGTTTTTCTTCTCAGGTAAAACAGGATTCAGAAAGATTCCTTGCAATTGTAAGATTGAATCTGTATCTCAAAAAGAATCTTAGACCTATTCTAGAAAAGTATTTGGAAGAACCAAATATCTGGAACACTTGGAATAAGATTTATCTAGAAGTTAAACCAATGCTGGATAACTTGGTAGATGAAGATGCCATGTCTGAATACACCTGGATGGGTGACCAAGACGCTAACTCGTACAATGACTTATCGGTTAACAATGAAGCCGATGTTCGTCAAGGTAAATACAAAGCAATCCTGAAATTCAAGGATATCGTTCCGATGCAAGAAATCACTATGGGCATCTATATTGACCAGGCATCCAAGTCCGTATCTGTTCAGGACGTTAACGAATAAAATTAAGAAAACATGGGAGCAAAAGTAAAGAATCCAAGAAAGAAATTCCTTTGGAGTATCACATTCCCTAAGCACCCAATCAATACTTATCTGTTCCAAACTTGTACTTTGCCAGATGTAGAGATTGACCAGGTTGCTCATGGAGACGTTAACCGGGACGTTAAAACTGCCGGTAGAGTTACTGTAGGTAACTTAGTAGTAGGTAAACTTTTAACTACTGCAGGTTCAGATACATGGCTTCATGACTGGCTTTATTCATGCCAGGATATGATTGCAGGTGGAGGTTTGGTACCAAGCCAATACTGGGAAAATGTAATCGTAAATGAACTTGCTGAAGATGGAGTTTCCGTACTTAATACCCACCTCTTCGAAGAGGTATGGCCATGTAAGATTACAGGATTAGACCTGGACAGAATGGCTTCAGAAAACACTATCGAAAGTATCGAATTCTCAGTAGGTACTGTAGATAAGTATTAAAAACGCTTAGTCTATTTTCACTAAGATTTTTAGGTGGGAGGGGTGGGATTCCTAGAAAGGGCTCACCCCTTTCTTGTTGTTACAGCGAACACTATGAACTTAAGTAACTAATTAAATTAAAGAAATATGGAATTTAGAACTTGTGAATTTACAGCACCATCCGGATTCAAGTATTCAATCCGTGAACAGAATGGAGCAGATGAGGATATCTTATCTAATCCTATGGACTCTAAGAACCTGATGAACCTTACCAAGTTTATTCAGGCAATTGTGGTAGATACAGATTTCACTCCTAACCGAAGACTTACGGTAGAGGATGCAGACAGTATACCTTTGAATGACAGATACCACATTATCTTCATGTCAAGAATCTTTTCACTTGGAGAAGAAGTAGACTTCGAATATAACTGGGGCCAGAATGGTGGAGTAGTTTCTTATGGTCAACCTCTGAAGGAAATGGTATTCGAAGATTACGGAACCTTACCTACAGAAAAAGAAATGAATGATAAACCCAATGCCATTCCTTATTATCCGGTGCAGAAGAAACTCGTAGACTACGAAGTAGTATTATCTTCTGGTAAACAAGTTATGTTTGACTTAATGACCGGTGCAGGAGAACGTTGGTTGGTTATGCTTCCAATCGAAAAGCAAACCAAGAGTGCTGCATTAATGGCAAGAAACCTAAGATTGTTGGTAGATAACAAATGGGAAAAAGTAGAGAACTTCTCTCTCTTTTCAATAAGGGACATGGCAGAAATCCGTAAATCAATCTTTGCCCATGACCCAGTATTCAGTGGTAATACTGAAGTAGAAAACCCAGTTACGGGAGAAAAGGTAGAATATCCTATTATGTTGTCATCCTCTTTTTTCTACCTGACGGAAGCGTAGACCACCCAGGTACATTTGCTTATATATGTAGAGCTGAGATAGTCCTAGATTATCTCAGCTTTTTGCGTCTTCCGTATCGAGAAAGAAAGAGATTTAAAGACTTAGCCGATGAATATTATGATAACCTAAAAAAGATTAAAAATAAATGATAAACAGTAGAAGCTTAGTTGAGGTCGGTGTTGCAATGGTATTAAAAGACCGATTCTCCAATGAAGCAGGCAGGATATCTAATTCATTCAGAACAATGATGAATGATATGAATACCTGGAATAGAGGTATTCAAATGTCTGCTGCTAATGCTTTTGATTTTGGAAAAGAATTGGTTGGTGGTATGGCTAAAGCCTACCAATATTCTGCAGGAGTATACGACCAAGTATTCTTAGCTTCTAAGATATCTGGAGCAAATGCTGCTCAACAGGCAAGGCTAATGCAGGTTGCTAAGGAGGTCAACGAGGTAACTCCTCTTACTGCTGCCGATATTGCATCGGGAGAAAGATACTTGGCAATGGCTGGTAACAATGTAGAGCAAATCGAAAAAATGATTGGCCCTGCAGCTAAGCTAGCTTCTATCTTCAGTATGCCACTTGGAGAAAAAGGAGGAGTTGCTGACTTGATGACTAACATCATGCAAACCTTTAATATACCTTCACAAAATGCTACTCAAGTAGTAGACCAATTGGCAACTGCAGTAACTTCTGCAAATATTTCATTAACAGACCTTGCCCAATCTTTCCAATATTCAGGAGCAGAATTTCGAAATGCTAAAATCAGTATGGGCGATGCAGCTGCAGCCATCGGAGTACTTGGTAACCAAGGTATCCAAGCTTCATCAGCTGGTACTGCATTAGCAAATATGATGCGCTATTTAACACTTTCCGTAACCGGGCAGAAAAAGGGAGGTGGTGAGATGCTAAAATCTTTAGGCATTGACCCAAAAACTCTAGTAGATGCCTCGGGTAATCTTTTGAGATTAGATAAGATTATATCTATATTGGGAGATAAACTTAGAGGTAAACGAGGAATAGATATCTCCTCTGCTCTGTTTAATATCTTTGGAGTTCGTGGTACAAGAGCTGCCTCAGCTTTACTTCAGGATTACTGGACTGGAGCTAATAAGCTTACTGAACTTATGGATAAGGTAAACTCAGCAAAAGGTACAGTAGAAGGTTTAACCCAAGAAAGGTTACAAACTCCTGCAGGTATTATTGAACAGTTTAAATCAAACTTGGAGAACTTTGTAGTAACTGCAGGTGCTACCCTGGCTCAGGTATTTAGTCCTATCTTAAAACTCGGTTCGGGTTTACTTAAGATAATCAATGATATTCAAGAAACCTGGGCTGGTAGATTCTTAGTAAAAGTAGTTGCTGTTAAAACCTTGGTAAGCTTTATATCAGCTGGGTTTAGAACGGCTTCTAGTTGGGTTAAGATGTTGGCAAATTCTTCATCTATCGTGTCAGCTAATGCCCAAAGCCAAAGAGCTGCTGTAACTCAAACAAATGCCGGATATGCTTTAATGGAATCTCACCTTATCTATATAGGTCAACTCCTAAAGTATAATGCCATGATGGCAATGAGAGCTCAAGGGTTAACCTATAATAAAGCTGGACAACTTATCAATAAGAAAACTGGTAGGTATGCTTGGATGCCGTTCTTCCCAATGATGGGACCGGGTCCTTCTGGTGGGTCTGGTAGAGGTTCTACTGGAGGTAAAGGCCTGATAGGTGGTGGTAGTATGCTAGCTGGTGGAACTTCTACATTTGCTAGATGGGCTATCAAAGGTGGCCTAAGCAAGGGAGTTACAAGAACCTTAGGTTCTATTATTTCAGTAGCTGGTAAGTTTGGTGGACCTTGGGGATGGGCTTTATCCTTTGGATTGCCTATACTTATAGACGTAATCGGAGGTCTTACAAGTTCAGTAGATAAGAATACCGATGCTCTAAACTCGGATGATAACAAAGCTTCCATTCAAGAAAGAAACCAACAGGCATTTATAGATGCAGTTAGAATTGCTATCAGGGATGGTTTTAAAGATACAAGAATCGGAGTATCTATAGACGGTCAACCCGTTGGGGATTTTGCTCCAGGTAGTTCATCTGATTTTACTGGTATAGCTTTAGGAATAAACTAAAACAATTATGGCAAGAATATTGAATCAAATAGCAGGTGGGGTTGTTGAAAAGTATAATGACCTTACCAGGGATTCTGCCGGAGTTCTTACTGGCCCTCTAAATAAACTTTGGAGGGCCAGGATTTATTTAAACAGGGCTACATCTACCTTACCTAAAGATACTGCAGATAAGGGAAAGATATATGACCCAAATAATCCTTTTGGACCAAGAGCTACATCAAAGAATCCCAAAGTAAACCAAAGAGTACAAAACCAATATCGGATGGAATTAAAACATCAGGTAGAAGGTGGAGTTCCCTTTGGTTATGAAGAAATGGACCCAGCTAAAGGCAATTCCGTAAATAAGAATAAAGAACTTTTTATGGTAATGCCAGAAGTTCGTAATATGAACCAGGTAGTAATATACAATTTGATATCGTCTCCTTATCAATATATCACAATTCAGAATAGACCTCAGTCTATTGATTTCAGAGGAGAAACTACTTGGGCTACAATTAAGTCTATGGGACGTAATACTCCTATGTACCATTATACTGGTGCAGAGGATATCATTCAATTTAATATATCCTGGTTCTGTAATGACCCAGAGAATCCTGAAGAGGTAATTACTAAATGTAGGTTACTAGAGATGTGGTCTAAGGCAAACTCCTATCAGGCAAGCCCCCCCATCTTAAAGATTGAATGGGGCAACTCTGGTATATTTGAGAACCATCAGTACATCCTTACTTCAGCAACCTATACCTTAAACAATTTCCGAAATGCTTCAAGGACAAGGATTGCAGGTAAGTCATGCGAGATTGATGATTTGAAATTACTTCCTGCAGCTGCAACTCAAGAATTAATCTTCAAGAGAGTAAGTGCTTACAACTTATCTTATGCAGATATTGTAAGTGAAGAAGCTCTAAAGAAAACGAAAGGAATAAGTTTATGATAGACTTGAATCAATACTTAACTGGAGCTAGCCCCTATGATGGGGCTATAGCTCTTAATTATGATGAGGGAGATTATTCTTTAGAGATAATCCCACCTTCAGTTCCTTATACAAGTAATGATAAACAACATACTGTAATGGATGGAGAAACCTTGCAGAACATTGCTTATCGTTACTATGGTGATTCAGGGAAATGGTATTTAATAGCTGAGGCTAATAATATCTTAAACCCTCTTGCAGAACTCGAACCTTATCAGTTAATACGAATACCAATGTATGGCAACTAAGAAACCTAATCAACCAATTCTTTATAATGGAACAGCAACACCATATATGGCACTGTTCGATTCTGGAGGTATGCCCATAATGAATGCAATTACAGGCATACCTCTTGGCGCTTATATAAGTAATTGGAGCTACAAGTATGATGAGGAAAAAGAGAACTTAGCAACCATCACATTTGATACTGGAGATCCCGATACAGTAGATATCAAGGAACTTCAGGAAGGCTCAGTTATTTATCTTCAGTGGGGATACATATACCCAGATGGTCAATTCATTTCAAGCCCAGTACGAAGTATTAAGGTAAGAGATTTGGATTGTGTATTCGATTCTACTGGAACTCATGTGACATTAAAGTGTATAGATACAGTTGGAGATTTAAGATTCCAACCACCTTATACACATTCGGATTTATCAGAGTATAGCCTATCTAATTTTTTAGATAAGGGTTGTAATAATGATATCGGTGTAATCATAGAAATATTTCAGTAATGGCTAAACAAGTAATAAGTAATAAAGTCTACGAGTCACTACAGGTCCCGACAGAACAGAGTCGAAATACTGTTGGAAAGATACTTTACGCTAATAGCTTTAGTGGAGTAGCTCAAGTACCTATGCCGGCAGATTTAAAAGCTCTGATAGATAGTGACTTAGGATTAATAGGTAATAACATATTGGTTCAATTAGAACAGAAGATGAAAGGTTATCCTAATGGTCCTTGGTATATTGATTCTCGAGATGGTGTAATCTATATTCATAATCGAAAGTTTACTCAAGAGCCTGAATATAATTACATATACCAATCCGAGAATGGAGAGGTACTTAGGGTAGCATTTACAATGCAGAATGTAACTAAAAGAGTTAAGGCAACTCTATCCCAAACTATAGACCCTGATGAGAAAGATATTATTGTGGGCTCTACTGGTATTCAAGAACCAGATAAAGGTAAAGAACAGTTAACCTCTAAACGAGATAAGACAGCAACTCCTCAAGATAATATCGAAGTGGTACCATTTTGGGATTATAACACTGGTCAGAATTTTGGATTGGGTCACCCAAATACTCAAGCTGAGTTTATGGATAACCAGATGAGAGCAAATGGGTCTGCTGTTCCAGACTTAAAGGCAATAAGAGAAGTTGATTCAAAAGAACCTCTACCAACTCAAGGCCAATCTTTTAATGCTGGTAAAGAAGCTAAGCTTAATCAGATGTCAGTAGAAGAGTATCAGATGGCTATATTCGAAATAGAAAAGACTTTACCTTCTGATAAACGAGCTATACTTCAACAGATTAAGAAAACCTGTAAGACTGGTAAATCCATTGAAAGTAATTTAAAGCAATACTTTGAAGCTGAGAAGTATATATTTACAGGTGAGGAACAGGTGAAGTACTTAGCTGAAGAATATATAGACCCAACGGAATATGACCCAGAAGGTTATAGGGTAAAATCCGGTAGGGCAATGGGTGGTTTAGAACATCAGATTTGGTATGATAAAGCTTGGGATAGAGGTTATGGTGCTATGAAGAAAGACCCAACTATTGTTGAAGTATCCATGACCGATACTCAAGATTATCACTTGGGTTATGGTAATATGGGTAAGAAAGTAAAAGTACGTCGTTGGAAGAAGCATGACTTATCTGTTTCTTTATACAAGCTATACCATAATCTATTCAGTAGATACGGTGGAGCAGATAAATATGCTTGGGCCATGAATGCTAATGCTAATGGAGGTCTTAAGACTACGGAAAGAAAACTATCTTGTCAAATGACAGTAGTTGGTAGACCTTCCTTGCAATCCTCTCAGGTAATATCTTTAGAGAACGTAGGTAAACGTTGGTCTGGTTATTGGTATATTAAATCAGTACAGCATTCAATGGATGCAGGTCAAGGTTATTTATGTACTTTAGATTTGATTAAGAACAATGCCCGGGATGGACAGATAACAGCTAAATCAAATCTGAGTACTCAAGATATTGTAAGTAATGATGCTTCTTCTGAGGCTAAAACTTCTTTTGGTAAAGATAAGAAGAAGTCTGGACCAGACTCAAGTATTAACTTTAACTTTACTAATAATGAAGCCATGTATTTTGTTGAAGCATACATGGACCCCGAAACTGGTAAAATGGTAGACCCAAAAGGTGCTGGAAAGTTCTTCCTTAATAAGGCCTATACTAATGACCTATATGCTAAAGAGCCAATAGCATTGGCTGCTGGTACAGTACAAACTGAAGGTAATCGAGTATATTCAAACGGTGTACTTAAACCCGGTAAGGTTACAGTTAAATGGGTAGACCCAAGTAAGATTACACCAGAGATGAAAGCTAAGTATAATTTTGATTGGGCTAACTATGCCGAGAAGATGTATCTTCAGTATAATAAAAACAAAAAAAATAAGTGAATAATGTACTCGACTGCTAAATTAATAACCGAAGAAGGCCTCGAAGGATTAGGTAGATACTACTCAGTCTATCGAGGCATTGTGGTAGATAATGATGACCAAGAGAAGCATATGAATCGTATCAAGGTATGTTGTCCAGAAGTAATGAGTGGCATTATATCTTGGGCTTATCCGAAGGGTCAACACGGTTCTATCAATAACGGATTCAAGTTCTTAGCTCCTAAGGTTGGTGATATAGTATTTGTTACTTTTGAGTTTGGAGACCCAACTAAACCTTTATGGGAATATCATGGTTGGGCTTTAAACCAAATACCAAGTCCACTAGATGGACCGAACAAAATGGGTATTATTACTCCAGAGGGCAACGTAATAGTTCTAGATGATAATAATGGTAAATTAACCATGTACATCAATGGAGATATTGGAGTTGCTACAAAGGGTAACATATCTATCCAAGCTCAAGGAGACGTAAGTGTAGGTTCTGGTGATACAGTAATCTTAAACAAAGGGGAGAACCAAGGAGTAGTTAATATCAAAGAACTAACCGAGAAGTTAAACCAAACTGTTCAAGAACTAGAATCACTTAGAGCTCTATTTAATTCTCATGTACACTCAGGTGTAACTACTGGACCAGGTTCTTCAGGTCCTACTGTAACTCAAGCAAGTAAACCCTTCTCGCAATTCAAACAAGAAGATTACGAGGATACTAAATGTATACACTAATGGATAATTACTTTACTGACATAATAGGGAAAGGGATGACTTTCCCTATTCAACTAAGCAGAAACGAAAAAGGTGAAACTGGATGGTATCCGGTTAATGGTGATATGGAGTTAGTAAGGAATAATATTAACTCCATCCTATATTATATGATAGGCCAGAGATTTCGACAGGAAAACTTTGGGAATCGCTTATGGGAATGTATAGAAGAGCCAAATTCACAAGCCCTGAGTTTTATTATTAAAGAGTTTATAAAAACAGCAATTGGTACTTGGGAACAAAGGTTAACCTTTAAGGGTATCAAGGTTGCTAGAGTTGATGCAAAGGTAAACATAGAAGTAGAATATTCTATTAATGGTACAGGCTCTAGCCAATACCTATACCTTACCTACAACAACTTAGATAATTCATTAAATACAAAATAATATGGGAATCACTAATAAATGGCTCAACTCCTATCAGAGGTCTTATCAACAGATTAAGGCCAAGCTGATAGAATCTCTTATGGGTATAAAAGACAAAGATGGAAATGTACTCATAACAGATTACTCGGAAGGAAATATATTGATTATTATCCTTTCATTATTTGCGGCTATTGCCGAAGTTCTTCACTACTACATTGATAATATGGCAAGGGAAACCTTCTTACCTACTGCTCGGAAATATACTTCGGTAGTTAGGCATGGAGCTTTGGTAGATTATCATGCAAGAGGTGCTATTGCAGCATCCGTAGATTTAATGATATCCCGAGATGTATCAGGAGACTCTATCGGTGCTAAATTAACTATACCTGCTGGTACTTTATTCACAGACCAATCAGGAAACAAATGGTTATCTACCAGAGATGTAGTTTGGTATGCAAACGTAACTGATTGTAAGGTACCGGTAGTACAACATGAATTATACACCGAAAGCCAGGTTAATGGTATGGTTATACCATCCGAAGAGAAATTAAGAATTACTCTCGGTACTCTACCCAATGGTAAATACTATGAACATGGAACTATGAATATGAAGATTGGTGGAGAATCTTGGGTATTAGTAAATCCCTTCGCTTATTCAAACCCTACCGATAAGCATTTCATGGTAGTAGTAGATGAATCTCTAACTCCTTATATTACCTTTGGAGATGGTTTATATGGTAAGAAACCTGCTGCTGGTGCAAAGATATCTGATTTAACTTTCTATCTTACCTCTGGTAGTAATGGTAATGTTAAATCAGGTACTATCACTTCGGTACCATCGATAATATCCTCTTCAGTATCTGATGCTACAGTAAGTAATACTTATAATGCAGGTGGTGGTTCTAACTACGAAAATTTTGGTATGCTTAAAGAACATATACCACTGAGTGTTAAGACTATGGGAGTAGCTGTTACTAAACAGGATTTTGTAGACTTGGCTAAACTGGTAGATGGAGTTAGTAAAGCTAAGGCTGAATATGAATGTGGTAGAAAGCTTATCGTATACATTGCACCAGACAATGGGGTAATTGCCGATTCTAATATGATTAAGAAAGTATACGATATCCTTCATCAGAATTCACCACTCACTACTTGGTTAACAGTTAAGTCTGCAGGTAGAGTTAATATTATACTGGACATTGAAGTTACTGGTAAGAAGTCCTATAAGACTTCAGAGATTCAATCTCAAATACTCAGTGCTTTATTTAATGCTTACTCACCTGAGAGTTCGGATATTGGTGGTAGTGTAAGAATCTCAGATATCTATGCACTCATTGATAATCTCGAATCAGTAGATTACCTACACCTAAAGAAATTCTATACTAAACCTTGGCCTACAACAATCTATGGTAACAAGGAATTAATCCTTGGTCAATTCCAATTGGATGAGGCTAATGGTTCTATGGACTACTTTATATCTTTCTCTTCAGGTACTCAATTTACAGTACGTTCAGTTAAGGGAGGCTTTTCTTATGATGGTCAAGTGGGTAAGACTACACAGATTAGAGATACTATAAATGGATTTGTATTTGCCTTGGATATCCAGAACAATGGTTATCAATCCGGATTTAGATATACCATAACCATTGCAGAACCTAACAAGGATTATACAGACCCAGGTTATAATATTCCGGTATTCGAAGACTCAAGTCAGTTAACACTTAAAGTAAATGAAATCGTATGACAAATCTTAAAAACCTAATTGATTTCTTACCTTTCGAATTTAAAGAGCAAGATACTTATAAAGTCGACGGTAAGGGCATATTAGAAAGATTTCTAGAAATTTGTGGTAACTATTTCCAAGAAGATATAACTAAAGATATTGATAATATTCTAGATATAATCGATATCGATAAAACTCAGCAGAGGTATTTAAATTACCTCTGGGAGTTCTTGGGAGCATTACCATTTGCTAGAACCGGAGAACACAAGGGAGTTCCCAACTTAAGTGATGAACAGATTCGAACTATCTTAAAGTATTCAATCTCATTACTTAAGATTCGTGGCTCAAGAAAGTTCTTCGAAATTCTTTTTAATATGTATGGGCTAACCTGTACAATTACAGACCCAACCGATGGAGAGATGGATAAATGGGAAAAGGTAGACCCCTTATATGATACCGATTATTCTCAGTACGACAAATACAACTATGATAAGATTTATGGTTGTGCTCAATGTATAGAGGTAGGTATTTCTATAAGCGGTCATGGGTTTACTTCCCCCACTCCAGAGTTCAAAGCTTTCAAACAATCAATTGATAAGTTATTCGATAGATTCTTACCATACAATGTATCTGGGAAGATTGCTTATGGATTTGATTTGGCTTACAATTATAAAATTGTAGCTGAACCTCTTATCAGTCCTGCAAAGATTGTAACAGGATATATAACAGAAGTACCCATTAGAGTAACCGTTACTTCTGATTACGATGATGCCGATTTAAGATATCAGGTAACTGGATATGACCCCTCTGAGAATAAGTGGAGCTCAAAGAAATATGAAAGCGGTTCTATTTTCTATGCAAGAAAGGGTGACCAAAGATATTACTTTCGAAGTGTAGGGGATACTTCAGTAACTACCTATGTAGATATAGGTTTAGAATATTACACTAAATCTTATCACATATATGCCGACTTGGTAGAAGGAGGAACAGACCCAGATAATTTAGTAATTACAGGTACTAATCCAGTAATCAAAGTAAGGGTAACTGCAAATATGAATTATCAGGGAAATATTAAACCTGTATCCGTACAGTTACTTAATACCTATGAAACTAAAGATTCTGGTTCTGTTTGGGAAATAACCTCTGCAGGTACATATGAATGGATTATTGCAGACTTCCCAGCAAAGAAGGTTACTCTAAAGGTAACGGCAATTGCTACTAACTATACGGTATTCTGTGAACCTCGGAATATAAATCTTACCAACGGTGAAAAGTCTTTGATAACTATTCGTTCTTCAGATCCTAACGAAGATACAAGTCAACTTATTGCCGTATGTATTTCAGACCCCGGTATTTTAGTTCGTAATGGTCAAAGATGGGCACCAACTACTACTGGTACATTCCAATTTAGATGTACTAAAAATGACTCAGGTAATGCTAGTAATTATGGTACAGTAGTAGCTTACAGATTAGGTTATACGATTAACTACGATATAGGCGTATCAAACAAACGATTAAACCTAAATGCTCAAGGTTCTGCATCAGTTAATCTTTGGGTTACATCGGGTATTTATTATTCTACTTTCGAAAGTGCAAACTTAGGTAGTTATTTTGATACCGAGGTGACCATTTACAAAAAGAATACCCAAGTACCTTGGGTAAAACTTGGTACTTTAGAATTAACTAATCGCTATGTAGTTGGTCCTGATTTCTACTATGGTAGAAGTACAGAATACCAATTTAATGAGGCTGGAAGTTATAAATTTGAATCGGTGGGTGATGCTAGTAAGTCTGTAGAAGTAGAAGTACTTGCTTATATACCTACTCCTCAATCCTACTTGTGGTTAGAACCTTTGAATGAAGAGGATGAGAATTGGTATGAATTAGAACCTTACTCTGAAGCTGAAGCAGATGCAGGAAAGTATATCAAGGCAGGCTATCAATTAACCAAATCCAAGAATTGCCAATTCTACCTACGTTGGGGAGATGGTGGTAATATGATAACTGGGATTGACTTAGAGGGTTCATCTGAGAAATACAATTCGAACACTCTTATCACTTTCGATAAAGCAGGTAATTATGAGTTTTATTATCAAGGTTCAGTAGTAAGCCTTACGATTAAGGATGTTATACCTAAGTATATTTTAACTTGTAATCCAGTAAGTGCAGAACTAAGCAAAGATGTACAAGAAGTATCTACTATCGTAACCTGTACTTCAGATACTGGAGAAGTTTCAGATATTGTATATGAGACAGCTCCGGATGTGGTTCATCCAAGCCCTTATCAATTCTTTACTAATTTACCAGGTAAACATACTTTCTATGTGAAAGCTAATCCTGCAGTTAAAGCAGTATTCATAGTAAACCTGTTGGATGTAGTTGATAAGACAGAACTTACTTGGGAATCCAATGATATTTCGGAACAAGGTATTAATATATTAGTTCCGGAAGGAATAGAATGGTCACTTAAAATAGAATAAACAAAATGGAAAGCAGCTCTTTTAACACATTAATTAAAACTGGTATCATTGGATTCACTTCTGAATGTTATGCCATTATCTTTGATTTGAGGTGGATGATTTTATTAGCCTTTGTACTAATACTTACAGATTTTTGGTTTGGGATATCTGCAAGTAGGGCAAAGAAGATTGAAATAAGAAAATCTAGAGCCGGGAGAAGAACTCTTAATAAAATCATTGATTACCTGTGTTACATCTTACTGGGTGCCGTAATAGGTAAAGCCATCGGAGAACCTTACGGATTAAATCCAATAACAGTATCTATAACGGTAATGGTATTATGTTACTGTTTTGAAATAGATAGTATTTATAATCATATCTGTACTTTACATGGTGTAGAAAAGAAGTACAGTATCTGGTCTATCTTTTGGAAATTGATAACCTTCAAGTTCAAGGCTGTAGGAGAGGCTTTCCAAGATATGAAAAACCAATCGAAAGAATATAAGAGTAATAACAATAACAAAGATACATTATGAAAACCTATTTTGATTATGAAGGTATAATAAAGTCTAAGGATGCAGCTGAAGCTATAGCTGCACCAGTAGGCATTGGTCCATTTTGTGGATTTGGTTCAGCAACGATTGTAAACAATGCAATCACTCTCTTACCGAATGGAGAACCTACATCTCCGGCTTATCAGGCAATAAAGGATAGAATCCTTTCAAGGTATATGACTAAGGCTGCAGATTCTGGTGAAGGACCAGATACTAACTTTGGTTGTATAGCTAGAGATGGTACAATCTATATATCCGATAGTGCTAATATCAGTATACCTAATATAGAGGGTTCTAAGGGTTCCAATGAGGATGTGATTGTATTTGCTTATCATACTCCCTTGGAAGAACCCGTACAAAACCCAGTACAGTTCAGAGCTTTTTGGAATGAGTCTAATTCATTCTATTCTCTGTACAAGAAGTCGGTAGACCCTCTATATCCAACGCCTAAGGATTCTAGAAACTTGTCAAAAACAAACGTACTAGAAGATAATGAATTATCATATGAGTCTCTAGTGAATAGAGCTATGGCTTCAGTATCTCAAGGTTTGGTAGACAAATCCTCAATGGTATTAATTGGTATATATGGGCAAGGTACTAATTCAATGGATAACTCAGTAGAGAAATATTCTATTGTTCCTTATGCAGGAAAGTTTCCCCAACCAGTAGAATATAATACTGCTATCCATGGAATGCAACAAGCCAATATAGAAACTCTCTTACGACTATTGCAAGGATTCCCAAACTTTGATATCAAGGCTTACATTGATGAAAAGCTTGGTGGTATGGCAGGAGCTAATATACCAAGAGGACTAATTGCCATGTGGAATGGAGTTTCTGTACCAGAAGGTTGGGCTTTATGTAATGGTCAGATTGTAGAAGACTTACAGACACCAGACTTATCGGGTAAGTTTATTGTTGGCTGGTCATCGGGTAATGAGGATTACAATTTGATTGGTAATACGGGTGGCCAAGAAAAAGTAACTCTTTCAACTCAAGAGATTCCATCTCACGTTCACAATTTCGCAGATGCTTACTTTATCGAGGCTCATTCAGATTTGGTGGGAGCTAATGGTACTCAATGGATTGGTAATAACCTTTCTGGTAGTAATAAAACTGATAGAGATAATTCTTATGTATGCCTATGGGACCATGATACCAGGGCTGCAGGTGGAGGTCAACCTCACGAAAATAGGCCACCTTACTACGTACTGGCATACATTATAAAACTATAATATTATGTCTTAACTACTTATATTGTTGACAAAGAACTTTTAATTTATGGATTATAGGAGAGGGACGTTGGGAAACGCCCCTTTTCTTTTGTGTTTAGTAGTGAAGTTCTTCTTTAGCTTTCTCTTCCCAATATAAGATATCTTGTTTGAGTTCTCCTATGTATTTAACCGACTTCTTAGTTCTAGGCATATCAAAGAACTCAACCAGCATTATATTGGTGATTCTTTCTCCATCTTTAATTCGTTCTTTAATATAAGGAGGTGGAGTAAGTAATACTTCAAATACCATATAAGCATCTGGAGATAATTTCTCTTTCATATACTTATATAATAATTCAAGCATTTCTTCCTTAGCCTTAACCTCTTCATCGTCATCTTCTAACTCTTTATCATTATCAAATAAGTCTTCAAGTTTAAATAGGTTCTGATTGTATTCTGCAATCTCTCCATAGGCAAATCGAAGAAGCTTATTCTTAAATGTAGCAAGAGAAGAAAGGATTCTTGCTTTAAGATGTTCTTCACTACAAGTACCGTAGTACTTATTAAAAACAAATAACATTTTATCCCAGAAATAAGAAGATATTATATCTGGCGTAAGGTTAAACCTTTTGTAATCAATCTGTTTGGTAAGGTTCCGAATAACTGGCTTACAAACTTTGTATAACCGATTAAACATTGCTTCATCATAATCCTGCATGGGTTTTAATCTATGAAGCTCTGAACCATTGTTTCCATTACATTTCTTCATATTCTTTAAGTATTTCGTTATGCAAATATAATAAATATATTTTATATAATATAAGAATATCAAAAAATTTCACCGAACGGCTGAGGATAAGAAGACTAGATATTGTGGACATGAGTTCAGAACTACATGAGGACTATCAAAATCTATTAGTATCTAATATTGCAATATAATAATGTATGAAAAAGAATAAAATTAAATTTAGTTTTGCACCTGACTTTCAGTTAGAGATTCTCAGGTTCATTATTCAAGATAAGGAAGGAGGTTTAGTACTAAGCAGAATAAAACCAAGCTACTTAGTACTTATCGAACATTCCTTAATTTGTGAGGGTATACTTAAATACTTCAAGAAGCAAAGAAAGATACCCTCACAGAATGTCCTTAAACAAGTACTCAGAGAAATGCTAGAATCTAAAAACTATGTTGACCTGGTTACTAAGGATGATATCCCAAACATCGAGAAGGTTATCAAAAATCTTTATTCAATTCAATTATCTGATTCAGAATATATTAAAGAGAAAATCTATCAGTTCTCTACTTATGTTGAAATGAAGAACTTAAATGATTCATTCGACTTAGATAACTTTGAACAGTACGAAGAATATTCTAGAAAGGTAGAGAAGGTTTTACAAAGAAGTAGACCTAAACAGGAGGATGAACCTTTATTCATGATTCGAGATGTTACTGAACGTCAATTTAAAAGGCAGGCAGAACCCTCAGTAGTACCATGCCCATTTAGGCAACTAAACGATTTAACCAATGCGGGAGGATTCCCAGGTGCATCAATCAATGTAATCTTGGATAAACCTAAAGCAAAGAAAACATTCTTCATGGTTAACCTTGCAAGAGGTTACCTTAGAATGAAGAAGTCAGTTTATTATGTGGATACAGAAAATGGTCAAGAACAAATCATGGACCGTTTCATTCAATCCAGTATCAATAAAACTAAGAAGGAATTATATACTGGAGATTATGATAAACTCGAGGCTAAGCATTTAAGAAAACTTGCAAGGTTTGGAGTTGAATTAATCGTTGAAAGAGTACCTGCATTAATTACTGACTGCAATTATATAAGGGAGAAGATACTTACTCTTAGGAGTCAGGGAATTGATATTAAGGTACTAATGGTTGACTATGCAGGGAAGCTTGCTTCTATTGCAAAGGATAAAGAGGATTTCGATAGAATCTCAAACGTATATATTGACTTACAGAACCTTGCTGAGGATTTGCATTTAGATGTTGTATGGACTGCTCATCATATTACTCGTGAAGGTAAGAAACATCAAGCAACCAAGTATGATGAGAACGATATATCTGGTTCTATTGCAATTGTACGTAATGCTCAATTTATAATGGGTCTTAACAGTACAGAGCAAGAAGAGAAAGATAACATACTTCGTTCAGAGATTGTAGTACAAAGGGATGGTCTTCCTTCAGGTAGAGCTCTATTCAAGTGTGATGTAGAAAGGCAAAGATGTACAGAGTTTACTAAAGAACAAAGAAAGAACTACGATGAACTATACGGTAAAAAACTTGAGGAATCTTTTAAGAAAGGTAATCCTGATGCTGATTCCAAGAAAAGAGAAAGGACAACTGGAGATATATAAATGCAAACTCGGTATTCATGATTGGGTAACCGAGCATCGATGGGAAACCAGACAGAAACCCAGGAGGGCTATCTTTTCAAAGAAAGGCGGTAGGAAGAGGGCTCAGTATTATACTAAATATTGTACGAGAACTTACTGTAGAATCTGTGGTAAAAAGAAAAAGAGAAATGAGAACTAAAAAAGTAGAAGTAGTAAAAGACAGATGGACTGATGGATTGGCTTTGGAAATATCTCACAATGGTTGGCAAACAACTTCCATTAGTAATCTAGATGTTGAGGATTTAAAGAGAATACGAAAAGTAATTCGTAAAGCAATTAGAAACCATGAAAATAACAAATCAGTTTAAGTCTAGACTTAAGACTTATTTTATTAAGAGGTTAGGTGCTTTTGAATATCGAAGAGGCTGGATGAAACTCCCAGTATGCCCCTATTGTCATAGGGAATTAAAAATGGGAGTTAACTTATCAATGTATAGAACCAATTGCTTCAGATGTAATGAACATCCGAATCCTTCTCAATTGGTTATGGATATAGAAGGATTCGAAACATATCATGAACTAATTAATTTCTTAAATAGTGGAAAATTTGATGAGCTTGAATTTCACGAAGAAAAGGTTGAACTTGCAGAAGCTAAGCCTTTGTATCTACCCGAAGGATTCAGAATCCTTAACCTTGGCCAGTCACAAGTTGCAAAAAGCATTAGAGGATATGTCAAGAGCCGTGGCTTTGTCATCTCTGAGTTGTCTAAGCATGGAATTGGCTATGCGACAAAGGGGGCTTACTTTGGGTACCTTATTATACCCTTCTATTACAGAGGACAACTTAGATATTATAACGCGAGAAATGTTATCGGGCAAGGTCCTCGGTATAACAACCCTAACAAAGATATCACAGGAGTTGGCAAAGAATTTATCATATTTAATTATGATGCGTTGGAGATGTATAGGTCGGTATACATCTGTGAAGGTGCACTCAATGCCCTTACTATTGGAGATAGAGGAATTGCCACAATGGGTAAAGCTATATCTGGATATCAAGTCAATGAATTACTTAAATCCTCATGCGAAAGATTTATTATATTGCTGGACCCAGACGCCAAGAAATACGCAATCAATCTTGCGCTCAAACTTGTTGCCTATAAAAAAGTCAAGGTGGTGTTTTTACCAGAAGGAAAAGATGTAAACGATTTAGGGAGAAAGGAAACTCTTAGGTTAGTATATCAAACAAGGTATCAAAGTTATCAAGATTTAATTCAAATCCGAAACTCTTTGGAGTAAGGATTACCTATTATATTATAAAATAATATATTAATAACATGAATATAAAAAATCGAATTAAGGTATCCATATCAAATATACCTAAAGCTGTCAAACCCATTCCGGGTATTCAAGATTCTTTAATTACTCGTTCTGGTAGAGTATTTTTGAAAGAACGAAGTGTTTGGTATGAAATAATACCTAAGATTAATAAAGGTAGGTTAAGACTTACCATTCGAGGAAAAAATTGGCCATTACATAGATTATTAGCTTTAGCTTGGATTATAAACCCCAAACCCAATGAGTATAATACAGTTAGACATTTAGATGATAATCCCTTAAATAATAAATTATCTAATTTAAGATGGGGTACTCCTAAGATGAATACTTCTGATTGTATACGTAATGGGAATTTCTTTTTACCCAAGCCTCGGTATGGTAAAGAGAATAATCTATATGGTAAAAGAGGTTCTAAATCCCCTCGGTCGGTAGTTACTAAAGAAGTTCATACTTGTATCATGTATTTACATCGGTTAGGTTATAATAAACGAAGTTTAAGTCGTATCTTGTTATTACACCCAAATACCATTAATAGAGTACTTAATAAACCTCAGGATTATGAATACTAAACGTTCCCCATCTATTCACATTACTAAGTCTCAATTTGAGGAAATATTAAATACCTTAGAGGTAGATAACTTCCCAGTTGAGGCTTTTTTTGTTATTGCACGAAAAGAGGCAATAAATACTAGAGCAGTGGTTGTTTCTAATAAAGGGACAACTAAGAAAGTAACTAATATATTACTAGCATCTAAGGGTAATGCTTCCCTTGTTGCCGATATATTATATGCTACTCGTATAAAGCTTAAGCATAGAGGAGTTCGTAAAATAAACGAAAGTAATACAAGGGAATGGGCTTTATGTAAAAAGCTTGCAGAGATATGTAATACCTTCTGTGAAGATTTTAAATTTGATACTCGAGAAGGTTTTATTAAATACATTGAGACTGGGTTAAAGAGGATGACTGATTATCGTAATGTTATGCAAAGGTTATTATCCATGCAGGAGAACATTACTAATCAGGTAGAGGCCGAATTAGAACTCAAGGGGGATAAGGACCCAGGCTTTACCAAAGACATCCATGATGAATTCATAAAAAGAGTTGCTAGTGTTACTGGTATTTATGAATCTTATGAACATCAGCCAGAGAAATATGTTCACTTTCTTAGGATTCATAATCTAATGGATGAAAAGGATTGGAATGTATTTCAATTTTTGGATGCCCAGTTCGAAGCTCTTGCTTGGTGTAATGGATTACCAGAACCAAGTCAGATGTATAATGATAAGGCTATCGAAAGATATAATAAATACTTATATAAAAATAAAGATAAACGAACCTTAGACGAGCCTCAAGTAGAGGGCTCTCTCTGGGATAAGATTAATAATTAAAACATAACGTTATGAAAGCTTTAAAATTTTTAGGTAACAGAGTAGAGGATGCAGCTAATGCTTTTATTGATGTCCTCAAGTATTCGGACCAGTCAGTAGATTACCCTGATTTCAAGGACATTGAACCTTGGCCAGAGGATATTGTTAATATGTTCAAGGATGCACTAAAGGATAAACCTTTCTCTGAGATTAGTGCTATCCTTATGTATACTCAACAGTCGTCAAGGTTTGAACCCATTGCAGAGCTAATGCTTGGTATTGGTTTAGTAGAAATGAGACACTACGACAAGTTATCAGATTTTCTACAATAGGAAGAGTTATTAATAAAAAATCTTATAGAGATGAAAATATTGATAGAAAACGGTAATGTTTGTAGTTTAGACTTACCTCTTAAGTTCGCACAGAAACTCTATACCGAGTTTGCCATTCGTCATCCAAATGCCTTTTACTTACGTACAAGGCAAAGAGGTATGCAGAACTGGGATGGTAAGATTCATTATATTAATAAGCATGGTGAATTTAAGATAGGTTTACTTCCTGCAGTATATAATAAATGTATTGAGTATGGAATTAAACCTAAAGTTGTAGATATGCGACAACCTTTACCAAAAGTTAGTAAAGTTGTTACAAAGATAGGAGAATATAAATTAAGACCAGAACAAGAGAAAGCAGTTAAAGCAGTAATTAATAACAGAGTAGGTAAAGCTCCTTTTCAAATTGGAGTTTTAGATTACACTGTTAATGCAGGTAAAACTCTTATCATGTCGTCTCTTTATTTATCTTATAAGAAGCAGTTAAAGACTTTGCTTATAACTAACGACTCTGACTGGTTGAATCAAGCTAGAGATGAATTTAAGAAATACCTACCCGGAGAACAGATTACCTTTGTTCAAGGTAAAGTATTAAATTGGAGTAATTTTACTATTGGTATGGTTCAATCTATTTCTCGCAATATGAGATTCTATCAAGGGGAATTATCTAAGATAGATATGGTTTTGGTAGATGAGGCTGACCAGGCAGGTAGTAAGCAATATCAGAATGTACTTACTCGTTTATTTAATACCAGGGTTCGTATTGGGTTATCCGGTACCATTTATATGAGTAAGCTTGCCAAGGATAAAGTAAAGAATACAAACCTTGAATGTTTCTTTGGTAAAGTACTTGCAGAGTTTAAACTTAAAGATTCCATTAAGAAAGGTTATTCAACTCGTACAATTGTAAAGATGGTACCAAGTAAACCTTGGTATGGTAATTGGGAATCAGAAGAAGTATCATATAAGGATATCTATGATGATTCTATTACCTTTAATAAGTATGCAAGGAAAATGGTTTATGCTCGACTTAAATGGAATATTAAACAGGGCAGATATCCTGCACTCGTAGTATGCAAGTATATTGCACATTGTGAGAAATTATGCAAATACTTTAAAAAGAAGCTAGGAAGTAAATATAATATTGCCTGTGTGCATGTAGATACTCCTTCAAAGATAAGACAACAAATAATGAAAGATTTTAGGGAAGGCAAGATTGATATCCTGGTATCAACTACAATCATTGCTCGAGGTAAAAACTTCCCTAAGCTTAGGTATTTACTTAATGCAGCATCAATGGATAGCCAGGAAAAATCTATTCAGTTCCTTGGTCGTTTGGTTAGAACAGATTCCTCAAAGAAAAAGGTTTATCTTGATGACTTACATTATCCAGGTCCTTATCTTAATAGGCATGGTAAACATAGGAAGCAGTATTATCAAAAACAAGAATTGAAAGTTATTCTGTTAGAGAAGATATGGAAGAATCATCCTATTCATTCTTTATGAGAATACCTTACTTAATCTGTTCTATTAAGTACTATGGATAATTACTTTTTCCGGTAGGAGGAAGTAATTAATCTAATAGAGGGATATAGGGCATTATTAATCATTAAATTAAAAGATATGGAATACTTACTACTAATACTAACAGTACTGGGAGTGATAATCGGAATACTTTATCTCTATTCATCTCAGTATGATTACGATGTATATAAATACAAATGTCATCATTGTAAATATCAAAATGTAACACTCAAAAGTTATGATTACTAAGTTATATAAGAAATTCATTGATAAGATAATCGGAGAGGAACAAACTCCTCTCCATGTTTTTAACTGTACTACCCTGGTATGGATATCAGATATACAATCAATCCAGGTAATGGCTAATGAATATAAGGTATATTTTGATTTATCTTTCTGTTCAGGGCTACAGGTTAGAGTACTAACTTATACTGATTCTCGTTACTCACAACACTTGGGTGATATCAGGAAACTATTTATTAATGCAATTGGACATTCCTACTTACCCCTGTATGAGTCGGAATTGAAGATTGGAGATTCAGTCATAAGACTAACAGAAAAAAAAAATAGATGATTAATTATGGCAAAGAAAAAACAAATGCTTCCTGACTTAACCAAGCAGGATATCCTAACACCCTTGGATATCTCTCAATTGGGAAGTAATGGAGACCCATGCTTTGGTATTGGGTATGATTTATCCACTAAAGAATGTAAATTATGCGGAGATTCAGAACTGTGTGCATTCAAGATGTCCCAGAACTTGAACATTACAAGGAAAGAATTAGAACAGAAGAATCAATACAAAGATTTGGATGTATTAGAAGACACGGTTGGTATCAAGAAATTCATCCGAAGCTTGATTCGGAAAGGGAAAGACAGAAAAGAAATTATCTCAAAGACAGTTGAGAAATTCGAAGTACCTAAGAAACGTATTAGAGAACTTTATAAAGAATGCAATGGGAAAAGTAGGTAAGTTAAGAATGATATGGGCAATGTTTAAGTTATATCTTAATAACCCAAATTATTATGTACGGCAGGACGATGTTCTTGCTGATTTGTTTATGCAGGGTGAATATGACGTAGAAAGATTCTGTCATTCACTCGGAGTAATTCCTCAAAGAGGATTAACCTTTGGACAACTTTTAAAACAATGTAATATATTATGAACAGATTCAGATTTATTAAAGTAAGAGACGTAAAGACTCCATCGAGAGGTAATGCAGGTGATGCAGGTTTGGATTTCTATATCCCAAGAAACTTGGACCCTCAACAATTGATTCAAATCGAGGCAAACCAGTCTCCAAATAATTTTACCCCAGATTTTGTATTGGGAGTAAATACAACTACCAACTTCGTAACTGATATTCAAATCTACCCGGGAGGGAGAATCCTTATCCCATCAGGTATTAAACCTCTTATCGAACCTCAAGAGTCTATGCTCATGGCAGCTAATAAGTCTGGTCTTGCTTCTAAAAAAGGTCTTCTGTATACTGCAGAGATTGTAGATTCTCCTTATGTAGGAGAGATTCATATTGGTATAATCAATCTCAGTCGAGTAATACAGACTCTAAAGGTGGATGAGAAAGCAACCCAATTTATTCATGTACCAATCTATCTCACAGAACCCGAGGAGATTCAATCAGAAGAATTTTATTCTGAATCTCAAATGTGGGGAACAAGAGGTGAAGGTGGATTTAATTCAACAGGAAGTAAGTAATGGACATACGTAATATCAAGGAAATCGTACCTTCTTTAGAAGTAGGTACGTATTTACAAGCAATGTATTCTCTTTCGTTAGAACAATTAGACGGCTACCGGCAAATAGAAAAGCTACCCGATTACCCGGTTGATATCAATAATCATCAAAATCAGGTAGTTCTTAAGGATTTTATTGCCCGGGTTATCGAAGAACTAATGGAGGGTTATGAATCTACCTCTGAGGTAGTAAAGATATGCCACAAGTGGGGATGGAATATTGACCAGTTAACAGAGGATGAATATACTCAGGTACTCAACCATTTGCAGAATGCCAATGAAGAACAGGGAGATGCTCTGGGATTCCTATTCACTTTGTTCCACTTTGCAAATATACTACCAGAAGATATCTTCTCCTGGGGGACGTCTTACGTAGTCGATTACTCTGACTTCAAAGTAAAAGAATTGAAGGACGTAATTACCATTGGTATAGCAATGGTTACAGAAGGTAGTATTGGTTTAGTTAATCGGTTTAACCTGATTGATGAAGAACATGAATCCGTAAAAGATTATACTCCCGGGTTTAATACTTTAAGTGAAGCATCTCACGAAGAAGAGAAGGTATTATTATTCAACGTAGTATATGAATTGAATATTGCAAGGAATCTTCTTAAGTGTAGACCTTGGAAACAAACACAAGTAATGACCAAGGAATTAGATTTTCAGTATTCTTTGGTAAAAGCTTTCTACCTATATATGGGATTCTTGGGATTACAAGGATTTTCAGATGAATCAATCTACAGGTTATTCTTTAAGAAACAAAGACTTAACCTCTGGAGACAAAAAACAAATTACTAATGAGTGGATGGAATAGAAAATTAGAGGGTCTTCAATCGAATACGGAGGAGACCCTCCACTCTTTGGAGTTTGCTACTTCACAAGAGGCATGGGAGAAATTGAACGAGGCTTTCTTAAGATTAGACCCCGTTCTTTTTGATAAGGGTGCTACTGCAAACAGTGGAGTTGCAGTAGCATACAATGTGTTTATAAAAATACGTAAAGCATGGGTAGACCCAGATTTCGATTATGGCAGGTGTTTTAATTACAAAGAAACTAAGTGGACGAGCTTATTGAATAATTATATTGATTTTAATAAGTTAGACCTCTTACGTAGCAAATTAAGAATCCTGAAGAACAAATATAATCAGAATTACAATGTTACGTATATGTTCAATAATCACCATGATAACGGTAAACAATGTTTAATTGCTGCAACTTTTTCGAAGAGATTTCAAGAGGACATCCCAGTTATTACAATGGTAATCAGAGCATCAGAGATTACAAAGAGGTTAATATTCGACTTCCTATTAATTCAACGGATGGCCGAATATGTGTATGGGCCGGACCAGTCAGTACAAATCAACCTATTTGCGACTCAAATGTATGGGAATGTAGAGACACTCTTAATGTACTCAGCTTATAAACCTTTAAAGAAAGTAATCAAGGGTATAGATAATCCTTGGACTAAAAGGGTTAAAGAAGTTTATAAGAAAATCCAAAATGGTACGGAGAAGGAATGGTCTTCATTTAAGGTATTCTTCAGGAGTTTTAAAGTACTACGTCCTGACTTGTATGAATACCAAGCTTTGTTAGCAAAGGACTTGCTATTAGAATATGAAGATATAGAATATCCGGAAAATGTGATATCCTATTCTCAAAGGAAAGCATATAAGAAGAAACTTTTAAAGAAACAGAAGAATGAGAATCTACAGTAATTCTTTTGAGTTAATGTCAGAACTTGGCAGAGAACTCAACAGTTATGGTCAAACTGTAAAACCAAAGACCTATCAGAATAAAGTAATTGAAGGTAATGAGGAATTTGAGACAAAGGAACTCATTTGCCAACAATATTGCTTAACTTCACTTGGAGACCCAGTATGGTTATTTGTATTCTCTCATTCAAAAGAATGGGCAGATGCAGAGTTTGAGGAAAGAATTGGTTGGTATGAATTAAATCCTGGTAAAGCTTGGGAACTGAGAAAAGATTTATGGGAACAGTTCCTGGTAAATGGTAGATTTGATTATACTTATTCAGAACGTATTTGGAATCAATTATATCTGTATGGTAGTACATCATTCAATTGTGATTCTGCCATGCAATCTGTTATCGAACTACTTAAAAGGGATAATGATACTCGTAAGGCAGTACTCCCTATATTCCATGGTACGGATTTAAGATTTCTCGATGGAAGTAAACGTATTCCATGTTCTATGTATTATGATTTTCTTATTCGTCAGAATGGTAAGGGGGAGAAGGTATTACATATTTGCTATCACCAAAGAAGTTCGGATTTTATTACTCACTTTGGTAATGATATATACCTTGCATGGAAACTTATGGAATACGTAGCTAAAGAGGTTGGGGTTAAACCCGGTTATCTGTATCATACTATTGATTCTCTTCATGCTTATAAGAAGGATTGGTTAGCATTATCATCCAATCTGGAAGATTTACAAGAGAAGTATTAATAATGAGGGATGTATCTACTACTGGTAGGTATGTCCCTTTTTCTATTTTAAAATATGGAGACACGGTATACAATAATAAAAAACAAGAAAGAGCTTAAAAAACTTATTGCTTGTTGTAAAGCTACTGGTTATGCTTGCTGTGACTATGAAACAAATGCAGAACCAATATACAACAAAAGTTTTAAGCCAACTATTCTATCAGTATCTTGGATGCCAGGGTTTGGTGCTTCTATTCCATTAGACCATTTCCAAACAAAAGAATATACTTCACCGGGATGGAACTGGAAGAAGATGTTAAGGAAATTTGGGGAAGAGGTAATCGAGAATTATGATATTGTAAAGGTTGCATGGAACTGGAAATTTGATGACCAGATTAATCAAAAGTATCATATCTATTATAGAGGTACATGCTTAGATGGTATGCTTGCAAAATATGTTCTCAATGAAGAAAAACCTCACGGGTTAAAGGATATGGTTAGAAGGTATCTACCCGAATATGGTGATTATGAAAAGCAAGATAAATTTGATAAGATACCTTGGGATAAAAAGGAATTAGACCCCTTATGTAAATATGGCTGTCAAGATACAGACTTTACATTACGATTAATGATATTCTTCGAGAAGAAGTTAATTGACTTGAAGATGTATTCGGTATTTCGTAATTTATTTATGTGTAATTCCCGGGTATTAACTTCGGTGGAGAAAGAGGGATTATACCTTGATACAGAATTTAATCAGAAATTGCTTGAGGAATATAAACCAAAGATAGATGCTGCTAGACAAGCAATTTATGATTTACCAAGGGTAAAGAAGTTTACCAAAAAATATAATCAAGGTAAAATAGAAAAATATATTGAATCTATTGAGGCTGAACTTGAAGAGTTAGATTATAATGACCCAAAAGACAAACGTAAGATTGATTCAAGACAACAGAAAATATCTAATATTCGTGCAGGGATATTTACTACCAAGAAAGAACAGGAACTTATAAGACCTCTTAATCTTAGTAGTCCGGTTGATTTACCCCAACTCATGTATTTAGATATTGGGTTTAAATTTCCAGTAATTAAAAATAATGAATCTGGTAAGCCAAGTACAGATGAAGATACATTAGTTGAATTAAGGTTAACCGTAAAAGACCCAGAATCCCCAAAAGCAATATTCCTTGATAAGCTACTTGAATTAAGAGGTTTACAGAAAATGTATACTACTTATATTGAGGGTTGGCATGAAAAAGTCCAAGATGATTCTCGATTACACGGTAGATATAATATACATGGTACTGATTCTAATCGATTCAGTTCTGCTGACCCAAATATGCAGCAAATACCCAAGACATCGGTAGACCCAAATATTAAGAAACAATTAGTTGCTCCTCCGGGTTATTTATATATGGCATTCGACTATTCTCAGGCAGAGTTAAGAATGATGGCCCATCTATCAGGTGATGAAACTTATCTGGAAGCTTTTGCTAAGGGAGTAGACCCTCACCTTGGTATAGCAGCAGCAAAATATGGGGTTCCAATTGAGGAAGCAAGTAAAATATACGAAGACGAAAGTCATCCTGACCATAAGCTTTGGAAGGTAAGGAGAAAGCAAGCAAAGCAAATTGCATTTGGACTTATTTATGGGATTGGAGATGCTTTGCTAGCAGTAAAATTATCAGACCCAAAAGCTGGTATTATAGTTACCAAGGAGGAAGCTCGTAAAGAGATGGATGAGTTCTTTAAGAAACATCCTAAAATACTTAAATTTAAAGAGAAGCAAGAGAAATTCCTTCGTAAGCATGGATATTATACCCAATTATTTGGTACTAAACGAAGACTCCCACAAATATATTCAAATGATAAGCAAGAAGTTGCTTATGCAATTCGTTTAGGTCTTAACTTCCCATGTCAAGGTGCTGCAGCAAATATGACCAACTTTGGAGCTATCCTTGTTTATTGGTTAATGAGACAAGGTAAATTACCACGTATGCTTGAAGTAGCAACTGTTCATGATGCAGCCTATTTTTACTCAAAGCCTGAATATATTAATACTTGGACTGTTTTTAAAATATGGGATATATTGAGAAACCCTAGTACTAAGAAATATTTTGGTTTTCAAGTGGATGATGTAGATATGTCAATGGACTTCTCTATTGGTAGGTCAATGGCAGAAGAATTACCTTTTATTCCTGGGTATGATTATAGAAAGATGCTTCAACCAGATTTCTCAGTAGAGGAGTATATGGAAGAACATAAGAAGTATAAGAATGTAATCATTAAGGATTATCCTAAATTGTTTAGTAAAGAGATAAAGCAGTATGAGGAAGATTTTAAAGGGAAACTTAGATTGCATTGGTTGCCCTAATTACCATGTTACCAAGAATGGTAAGGTATATTCTAATTATAAGGGTAAAGGTTGGGTAAAATTATCCCTTAATCGAATTAAAAATAACGGATACGTTATAGTTTCTATTAGGGATACGAATGGATATAGGTATACTTATAACATTCATCAATTAGTAGCATTAGTATATGTACCAAACCCAAATAATCATAAGTATGTATGTCATAAGGATAATATAAGAACTCATAATCATTATAAGAACTTATATTGGGGTACTGCTAAGGAAAATACTCAACAATGTATTAGAGAGGGTAGGTTTAAATTTTCAGATACAAAGTTAAGTAGACCCGATATACTTCAATTACTTTATGAGTATGATACTGGTATGATAAAAGCAAAACTTGCTAGGAAGTATGAGATATCACCAATGTTAGTATATAAATATATTAAGAAAAGAAAACGTTATGAAAAAGATTTTGAATGGACCCACGATTTACCGAGCTAAATGCCCATACTGTGATTGTGAATTTGAATATGACTACTCAGAAGTAGATTCATCCACTTTTGCTGATTGCAAATTAGTTAAGTGCCCAGGTTGTAATAAGTATCTTCATCATAAAGAAAATCCAAAATCACCTACAGAAGTGAAGAAAGATGATACTATGACAACATAAATAATAAAATATTATAAACTATGGCAACTGAAGAACAAATAATGAATACAAATAGGCTATCATCTTTAACCTATATGATATCTGCCTGCTTAGAGTTCTCTATTCAAAACCTCAATCGTCAATTAGACTTATGTAATTTGAGATTAGTCGGTAGAGATAAAATGGTATTCAACCGAGTTAGGTCTCAGATAGAGCAACTTCAATCAAATCTCAAATTATTAGAAGATTTGGCATTTGGTGTAATGAAGGATGAAGATGCAAGGTTAGCTTATGAAGATGCTACCCATATTTATTGGGCTTTGTTTATGACTTTAGTAGATAGAGGAGGAACAGATAACCTATGTGACTTAAGATTCAAGGCTTTAATTGATATAATTGGTAAGTATGAATCTATTCTTCACTTGCCTGGTTTAGATACTGCGTATCATTGTGCATTTGCTCAGGTATCTAAAGCAATTCAAGAAGGTAAATATTCAAAAGAAGATTTTAAGAATTTATTGAAAGTACATGAAGACGGAACTGAAGAAACTAAAGGTTAAATTCGAGGGCAATATCATAACCATAGATATTGCTAAGGAATTATCCATTAATGAAAATATCATTAATTCTCAGTTAAGGGAATCTCCCACTAGTTATTATATACTTTGCTCATTAAGAGATAAGTATATTAAAGAAAGGGATGCTCTAGCAAGAGAAAAGGATGAAGCTTATTCTGCTGCTTGGATATTTATTAAAGAATCTAATGAAAGGTTCAATAATGACTACGTTGCTCATAAGGCTAATATATCTCCAAAGTATAAGTCGATATATCAACGATATTTGAAAGCAGTAGAAAAGGCTAACAAGTATATTTCAATATGTAGAGCTTACGAGAGTCGGGAGAATATCTTGAGAACTATTAATGCCAACATGAGGAAGCAACAATAATAACTATAAGTAATTACTAACTTTTAAAAACGAATTAGAATATGAATTATTCATTAACTTTCATCTCTGCTATGGTAGCAGATCAGTTTGACAAACAATTACCTGGATGTCCAACTGAAAACAGGGTTCTTATCTTATCACCAAAAGAAGTAAACCAAACTCGTTCTGGGCTTATTATCCCGGAACAAGTAAAAGAGGGAGTTCCTCGTAAGGGAGTTATAGTTAAACTCGGGGAGATTACCGAAGAGTATAGAACTTACCGGGATTTGGTGCAAGTAGGTAGAATAGTTACCTATGGTTTGTATGCCGGTAAGGAACTGGAATTTGAAACAGACAAGCTTACCCCAGGCTTACAACAACTTTTGGAAAAGAACACTTTAACGGTGTTGAGTATGAATGAGATAATTTACTCAGAACCAAATAATAACGATTAATATGGCACTTGACAAAAAGAAAAAGAAGAAAGTTTCATCAGATGGACTTTCTACAAAGGAAAAGATGCTAGCTAGAAAGAAACAGTTAGAATCTAAGGGAAACGGAAATGGTTTGGTATTCCCTAAAGAAGGTACTTTACGTATGAGAATCAAATCTCCGGGAGATGACCAGGAATTGGGAATCGAAATTGTTCAGTTCTATCTTGGAGGTAATTTGGGGGGAGTAATATCTCCGGCTACTTTTGATGAACCATGTCCTTTCATGGAAAAATACCAGGAATTGAAAAACTCAAAGGATGAGGATGACAAGGAACTTGCAAAAACCCTTGTACCAAGAAGAAGATATGTTATCGGTGGTCCGGTCTATGCAGACGAAAAGGGAACTAAATTTGATTATGAGGGTAAAGATAAGGGAGTTCTAGTTCCACGCTCTGTTTATCAAGATATTATCGACTTATACCTTGATGAGGATGAAGCTGGTGATATGACAGACCCAAGAAATGGGTATGATATCAAAATTATTCGTTCTGGTTCTGGTAAGCTTGATACAACTTATTCTGCTCGTGCTTGTAAACCAACTAAATTGGATAAGAAATATCAAGGTACTGTAGACCTTGAAGGTATAGTTCGTTCTCAAATCAAATCATATGATGAACTGGAAGAACTTCTTGCTAAGTTCTTGAATGAAGATCATGGAGGAGACGATGACGAGGATGACAAACCAAAGAAAAAGGCAAAAAAGAAAGGGATTCACAGAGACCACTATATGGAGGATGATGAACCCAAAAAGAAAAAGAAGAAACGTTACAAATCCGACATTTAAAGGTTAGTTAAACATATGGTTTCATTCGAAGGTGGTAATTAGATTCGTTCAGTTATCACCTTCTTTAGTCTAAATACATTACATTATGGCAAAGAAAACAAAAGTTGGTTTAAAGGTACCAACAAAAAATGAGATACTAAAGAAATATGGTAGTATCATGAGATTGGCTTCAGATACAGTGGAATCAAACTTATGGTTACCTTCTACTTTCTTTGCTCTCAACTATACATTTGGTGGTGGTATACCATTTGGTAAAGTACTCGAAGTAGCTGGAGAAGAATCTTCTGGTAAATCCCTTATTGCATATAATTTTGCATATACCTGTCAACAACTCGGTGGGCATGTTATATGGGTAGATGCTGAACAATCTTGGATGAACTCTTGGGCAGAAGCAAATGGGGTAGACCCAGAAAAAGTTACAGTATTAACAGATACCCGAATTGAATATATTTCTGACGCAGTAGCAGATTTAGCAATTTACTTACGTTCTCAATTAACTAATAATGAACCGATTCTCTTAGTGATAGATTCTATTGCTGCTATGGATTGTGCAGATAACATAGATTCTAAAATGGTAGAGGGTAAGGCTGAAATGGGAGGTAGAGCAAAAGCTCTTTACAAATACTTCCGTATCAGAAGTGAATTATTCTATAGATTAGGAGTTACACAGATTTACATTAACCAATTAAGAACTGCTTTAAATGTCGGATTTGGAAAAGATAATACAACTACGACGGGAGGTGCTGCTCTTAAATTCTACGCTTCGATTAGAGCTGCTTTCTACTCAGGAAAATCTATTACAGTTAAACAGAAGGGTAAAGAACGTAAAGCAGGAAAACTGGTCACAATCAGACTTATTAAAAATAAAGTTGCTCCTCCAAGACCTACAATCAGCAAGTGTCCAGTTTACTTCAACCCTAAATTCCATGAAGTTGGATTTGATAGATGCTATGCCTTAGAAGATGTATTAGTAGAGAATGACATCATCGAAAAATCCTCAGGTGGAGTTTATAAGTTCAAAGGGAAGACTCTTGCAAGAGGGGAGGAAAAATTCCAAAAACTTCTTGAAGAGGATGATGAACTTCGTCGTAAATTACTTCGTAAAGCTGGAATAAATACTATTGGTGCTACTAGAAAGAGGATGGAAGCTTTGACTATTAATTTATATCCAGTAGATGGAGTAGAATATGAATCATTTAACGAGTCAGATGACGAGGAGGAAGACGATGAGTAAGAAAACACAATTTACAAGGTCCAAGAATAAGATAGGTAGTCTGTCTTGGACTTCTCCAATCTATACTCATGGAGAAGGTAAGTATCAGAATAAAATACTTCATGATAATATCCCAGGATATCCAGGATACCACATCTCTAAGAGAGGTAAAATATATTCAAGGTGGGATGTTAATGGTAAGGGTATATTAAGTAAACGATATCACTTAAAACAACCTCATCTAAATAAGAATGGGAGGTATATAGTAGGATTATCTCAACCAGGTATAGGTACTACAAAATGGTTATTACACAGATTAGTGGCTTTAGTTTATATACCTAATCCCGAAAATTTACCCTATGTTTGCCATAAAGATAATGTACCTACTAATAATTCAGTTAAGAACCTTTATTGGGGTACACAAAAAGACAATATATCTCAAGCTTCTAGGGATGGGAGGATGGTAAACAAATTAAAAGGTAAATGTATCAAAGGTACAGAGATTCAAAGGTCATATATACCTAAGTTGATAGGTATGGGGTTTACTAGAAAAGAGGTATCAGAGATAACCGGGCTGGGACATCAACTAATATCAGATTATTATATTAAATATAAAAATAAATATGAAAAATAAAAAATTAATATTATTAGTTGACGGCGAAAATATTTTACACCAAAGTTTTCACAAATTTGAAAAACTTAAATCTACCGATGGCAAACCGAGTGGGGCAATATTCGGATTTTTCAAATCTCTACATATGTATCTTACAAGGTTCGAACCGGATGAGGTTTATATTTCATTCGATAATGGTCATTCACCAGTAAGGACGAAGTTATTGCCCAATTATAAGGGACATAGAAAAAATATATCTGTAGATTACGAATCATTGCAAAAGCAAAAGGCAATCATAATGAAGATATTAGGTATGCTAAGAATTTCTTATATATTTGATAAAAGGAATAAAACTCAATATGAGGGAGATGATTTTTTAGCATACCTAATTATTAATACTTATCGTTCGGATAATGTAATCTTGGTATCATCAGATAAGGATTTTAATCAATTGCTAAATAAAAACGTTCGAATATTAAACCCAAGAAAGGATGAAGTTATTCGAGTTGGAAATTGTAAAGAGTTATTTGGTTATCATTCACATGAGACCGTTGAATACCTTGCAATGGTGGGTGATACTTCCGATGATATTCCAGGTTTTAAGGGTATAGGTCCAGTAACTGCAAGAAAGATATTAGATGAGTATAAATCAATCTACAAATATCTGGAAGCTAAACCTAATAAAGAGTACCAAGAAGCTTGGGAAAGGAATCGTAAGTTGATTGATTTATTCTGGTTTGTAGGTAACGTACCTTTAGACAAGATACCACTAAAGAGGAAGAAGACTTTCAACTATGATAAATTTAGGAAACTGTGCATAGAGTATTCTCTTGCTTCGTTCCTAACTAAAGAATTTATTAAACCATTTAAAGAGTTATCCGAATGAAAATAATGTTTGCAGGTGCAAGTGGAGTTGGGAAAACCACTTTAGCAAAAGAAGTTCCCGGGATGATTAAGTTTGATGTAACAGAATACCCTCCAGTATTGGATTTTATATCTGGTAGTGTATCAGACTTAATACCTAAAACAAAGGATATGTCTCATAAAGAGATGTTAGAAAGGGATTCAAAGGATTTGTTACTCGAAGATTTTCAGGTAATGAACCTAAGAAACAAAATGTTCAGAGATAGGGATAGATTTGTTACAGATAGAAGCTATCTTGATTTAGCTGCCTATTTCTATTACAAGCAAGCCAAGAATGTTCCTAAATGTGAAATGGAACACTTTTTCGAAACTTGCAAGATGTTACTCAATCAACAATGTACTCATCTTATCCTATTAGACTTTACTACTGCCATGGTAAAGGAATGGGTTATGGAAGATAATGGTAAACGAATAGATAACAATTACTTCCAGTTCTTAATATCTTCTATAATGGATAACGTATTGAACTTGTGGGGATTCTTACCTACTAAGGAAATATCTTCTATTTATAAGAACATTTTTAAGAATCAACTCTTGGAATACGGTGCAACAGAGGGAGTAATCAAATCCATATATGGTGAAACTAAAGTTCTCTGTATAAGAGAAGCTAATTTGGATATTCGTAAGAAACTTATTATTGATTTTCTTCATGAGTAAAGAAGTAGTATTTATAGCATTCTCGGATTTGCACATCAATTTATGGGCAAAATTCAATGAGAACAACAATAGGACCTTGAATAGTATCAAGGTCCTTGACGTTATTGCAGGTCAATGTGAAAAGTACAAATGTCCTGCTTTGTTTTGTGGAGATTTATTTCATAAGCCAGAATCAATTGACCAAGATTTAGCAATATTCGTTGCTGAACAGTTCGATAGGTTAGAGAGTAACTATCCAAAATTCAAAATGATTTATATAGACGGGAATCACGATTTGAAATCTGTAAATCGTATTGATAGGATAACTAAGGGATGGCCTTTTGTATTTCATAAGAATTTTATGAGTTGTGTTAATCTAACCAGAATTAAATGGTGTTCTTATGGAGATTACCACATTTATGGAGTTCCCTATATTGATAATAATGTGGGTCTAAGTGAATATCTTAAGAAACTCAAATTAGATAAGAATGTAAAGAACATACTTCTTCTTCATACTGACTATCCTGGAGCAAAGGATACCGACGGTAGGGAAGTTGATTCTGTAGAAAATCTCAATGTAAATATCTTGAATCGATTTGACTTGATATTATGTGGTCATATACATAAACCTCAAAGATTATCAAAGAAGGTTTATATGATAGGAGCACCTAATCATCAAAGAAGAACAGATAGGGATTGTAAATTGGGTTATTGGAAGATTTATTCAGACTTATCAATGCAATTCGTACACCTTAAGCAATTTCCTAAATTCGTAGATGTAGAATCTGAGGAGGATATTAAGGATGATGGCAATTATTATACCGTTTTACCTAAGAAAACTAGTAACTTAGTAAATACTAACCATAAAATTACTAAGCAACTTTCTAAGAAAGCTCTAGCAAGGAAGTATCTTAAGGAAAAAGGTATAACTGAACAAGATAAGAAAGAACTACTGATTGACATACTTAAAAAAGCTGAATCATGTTAACATTTACAACAATGAACGTAGTAGGATTCTGTTCAATAGAAAACCTACATATTCCTTTAAATCCAAGTTGTACCATACTTATCAAGGCACCGAATGGTAAAGGTAAATCAACTATCTTATCGGCATTGGTATGGGCAATATATGGTAAAAATTTAAAAGGGGTATCAGAAGTAACTACCTGGGAAAAGGTAAGACCTAAAGATTACCAGGGAGTAATGGTAGAGGTATTCTTTCAAAAGGGAGAACATATTTATAAAATTATCCGATGTCAGAAATGCAATATAGTTCTTGAGGATGGGGCTAAAGGTAAAGATAGGCTTATCCTTATGAAAGATAACGAGGTAGTGAATGTAAAGGGTAAGAATAAACTCCAAGATGCCATTAATGCAGAGCTTGGTTTATCTTACACCCTATTCATGAACTCAATTATGTTTGGGCAGGGCATTAAACGATTGATACAAGAATCTAATTCAGATAAGAAGAAGATATTCGAAGAAGTATTTGATTTGGAATTTCTTAATATTGCCAAAGGTATAGCTATGCAGGATAAAAATAACCTATTAGCTCAGGCAAACGAAGTAGAACACCAATCTGCTTTATTAAAGAAAGAACTTGAAGCAAATAAGGAAGCTTACTTTGATTTACGTGATAGAGAGAAAGGTTTCAAAGAAAAAATAAAGTCAGAACGTAGAGAATTAAAGAAAGATAGGGAAGACCTAACTAAGCAACTCATTAAAAAACAGCAACAACTTAAGGATGAAGTAGAAAAGAGTCTTAAAGTTAAGATTAAGAAACATACTGATTATGTAGATGTTCTTAAATCCAAGATAAAATATAACCGTATAGTATCTGGAGTATCATTACCAGATTTTGTAAAGAAACTCAAGATACAGTTAGATAAAGGCCACTACAAACGTGCGAAAGAGAGCGTAGATATTATCTATAAAGCAATCATAAACTCAGATAAACTCCAGGAAGAATATGAAGATGCTCTGGGTAGGTTGGATGAGTTGAGAACTACGAATGAGAAGTATAAGAGACTTCAAAAAGAATGTGATGATATTGCTTCTGATATTGCTGATATTGACGAGGAGTTGGAAAAACTCAAACAAGAGAAACTTAAGGTTATGTCTCCTAAATATAAAGAGAAACTTAAGGAAATTAGAAAGAATCTTCGTAAGGTAGACGAGGATTACCATAATAAGGAATTAGAGTTAAAGAATTACGATTGGTTACTTAATGACCCACTTGGTAATAATGGAATCAAGGCTTATCTGTTTGATTCATCTCTGGATATGTTAAATAGAACACTTGATAAATATTCTCAAGTATTGGGATTCAGGATTGAATTTGGTATAGATTTGGGTACTATTAGAAAAGACTTTTATACTTTAATTGAAAGGGATGGACAAATTATTGATTACAATGAATTATCTGGAGGAGAACGACAACTTTGTAATGTTGCAATGGCCTTTGCTATGAACGAATCTCTAACTGCTTCCAAAGGGATTAATCTAGCCTTCTTAGATGAAGTATTTGAATCTTTAAGCTCAGATAATGTAGAGGTGGTTACATCCTTAATCAGGCATACTTTTGCAAATAAGACCCTATTTCTAATTACCCATTTAGATTCACTTCCCTTATCTAATACTAAAATCCTGCAAGTTGAAAAGGTGAATGGCCTGAGTAGGTACCAACTACTATAATGATATAAAATATAATACATCATGAATAGTAAGAAAAAAGGCTCAAGATTTGAATTAAAAATGTCTAAGTGGTTTACTAAATGGACCACTTATACTTGGAATAGAGTTCCAATGTCAGGGGCTTGGCATTCTAATAAGGATGCTGCTTCTGATATTACTTGTGTAGATGAAAGACATGCTCACAGGTGTAAAATATCAGTTGAGTGTAAAAACTATAAGGAAATTAAATTTGAACACATTCTTTTAGGCAATAAGAGGTGTGATATATTGAAATTCTGGGCTCAAGCTTCTAAGGATGCCAAAAGAGCAAATAAGGTACCTATTCTTTGTATGAGGTATAACTCTATGCCTTCAGAAGAATTTTTCTTTGTAGTGGGAGTAAAATTGGGAGACATTATTGCAGAGTATGTTACTAAAGTAATGTATATTCAAGTACCCGGGAATACTCTTATGGTATTTATGGCTAGTGAGGTTTTAAATGTACCTTATAAGTTAATTCATAAGCAAGCTAAGTTAATCATTAAAAAGAAATAATATGAAACGTATCCCTTATTCTTATTGTATCTTCTACATAGAACGAAAGTATTATCAGAACATTAATAAAGAACTTAAAGAAAAGGGATATAAAAAAGTATGTGCCATTATCCCTACGATAAACGTTTTAAAGAAAACTGCAAAGGGTAAGATGATATTCGAAGAAGTACCAATCTTATTCAATTATGGTTTTATCAAGATGCCTACAGAGTTAGCGTACTCTAGACCTTTTCTAAACAAACTGAAGAGAAGTATATCAGGTATAAGAACTTGGTTAAAGTCTACAGAGACTCTTCATGAAAGAAAGAAGAAAGCTAGAATAGATAACTCTGAAGACTTTGATGATTTCTCATTGGTAGCTACATGCACCAGAAAAGATGTTAAAAGGTTTAAGAGAATGGCAAAAGAAGGAAAGAAATATTCTGTAGACGATTTGATGAATGTTAAGATAGGCGATTATTTAGTACTAAAAGGCTATCCTTATGAAGGAATAGATGCTACGGTATTGGGTATAGACCACATAAATAAAATGGTACAACTTCTTTTATATCCGGAAATGGGTAAAATGGAAATATGGTTACCATTTGATAACGTAATCTATAGCGTGTACCAGAATTATGACCCAGATAAGTTATATGCTAACTCCCAAGATTATGACCCAAATGAGATAACAAGTGAATCAATAGATAGAATAATGGATTTTAGGAGGAATTAATTATGAATGATGCTCAGAAGAAAGCTTGGGACTGCTTAAACGAAATAGAAAGGCAGTCTTTATTCCTTCAGTTATCCGAAAGCAAATCTTCATGGGAAGCTGGTGAAATTTTAAAGTTGTCACATTACAAGTATTTAGAAATCAGAGAAAGGTCAGAAAAGTTCTTCAGATTATTCTCTGATTTTTTCGAGTTACACACTTCTATTTTTCGACCTGACTGCCCTTGCGAACGAAGCTTTTGTGATTTTATTGAAGGATGTATTGAAAAGAGATTAACAAGGAAAGAAGCAAGTCTATATACTGGAGACTCTTCTAACTTACTCTCAAAGGTAAGCAATAGTAATATTGAAAGAAATATGAAAAGACTCAAAGAATCAGAAGACCCCTGGGATTTAGATTCAATGAGGTTAATTCTAGAGTTCGATAGGTGGAATAACTTTAGGATTCTACCAAGAATGCTACAACAGCCTTCTGCATTTAAAAGGCGGTTAAATAAGAAGGACAAGATATACATTAAATACCTTTTAAACCGAGTACCAGAATGGATGCACACAAAACTGAAAGAAAGGTTTAGATATAAAGTAAAGCCTGGTAAGAAGAAATACTGGGTATGCTTAATATCAGAAGAATTATATACAGATGGATATCTATTAATGCCAGTAAGACCTTTAGATGAGGTAGTTAGTGAATTTAGTAGATTCTATATGTATGTATTCGAAAAGAAAGATGATGCAGATACATTTGGATTCATGGTATCCAAGTTTATGATTAAAACAGTTGATGTAAAATTAGGACAACGCTTCTGGCCTGAGTACAGATGCTGCGTGGAAAAAGCAGTTAACTATAATCAAGTGAATAATATAGAATTCAGTATTAAGAAACTTGATATGGCCTTCAATGCCGATAAGGTTAAAAAGAAAAGGAAGAAAAAGCCTAAATCAACGGCTGCTGAACGCATATCAGATACCTCAGCTTTTTATAAAAATATATAGAAAAATATTTCTATATAAATAAAAAGTATTATATTTGCAACAAATTAAAATAAAAGATATGAGAAAGAACAAAAAGAATAAACCAGCACCCTCAAAAGAAAAAGCCAGTTTCCTTGGTTCAGCCGGGAGGAATATGACTTACAGAGATTTAAAAAGAAAAGCCATAGTATTGGGTATGCCTTTTCCTGATGCCTGTGCTGCTGGAGTTTTCGATTTAATTGGTTATATAGAAAGGTCAACTAACAAACCAGACAAATCATTAATTGACCAATATGATGATTGGATGGATAAACAATTGGAGAACATAGGTTATTCAAAGGATGACCCTTTAAGGAATTCGAAATTAAGGCTTGGGTTTCTCGGAGAAGAAGGAGAAGATGGGCAAAGGAAATCCAAAAGGGTTCCAGGAATAAAAAAGCCAAGGGAGAAGAAACCACCAAGAGAAAGGGATGAATTTAATCTCATCAAGGGAACTAAGAAATCCTATGTATGGTCATTAGTTGCAAAGGGTTACGATTTAGAAAGAGTAACTAGAAGGATGAAAAAGAAGTTCCCAGATGCAAACGATAAATCAATAACACTTTGGTTTAGAACTGCAAGGAGGACTATGAACAATGGTAAAACTAAAGGAAAGTAGTAGGGAACCAATCCGAGAAGATAGATATTATATATGGACATGGAGACCAGATACCACCAACAAACGTATTACCGAAAAAAGTTTATATCGGAAACACCTAACAGGTATACCCTATTTCACAAGGTATCAGATAAAAAAGACTTTGGTTTATATGTACGGAGTAGATGTTCTTCAATATATTCATATCATATCAGGCAGGAAATTACTTAGGCAAGGGATAAGAATACTTCAAGACATGAATGGTATAAGACATACCTCTGGTTCTACTAAATTCTGGTATAAAGGGAGATTAGTTAAAGCCAGGAAGTTTATTATCCCGGATGAATATAAAATTGATAAACACAGAAGACGAAGGTTCATGGTTCAAATGCACCGGGTCTTTAAATCAAAAGGAAAGAAGGTATTCAATGAAAGGTACTCAATCAAACTCTATGGACAACGGCAAGGCATATCTCCCAAGTATACAAGGCAAAAGAGATTACAAATCAATCTTGCTATCCTACAGGATTTACAACAGGCTGAGTCAAGAGGAGAAAAATAAATTCAATCTGTTATTCTTGCAGTATCCTCCATTGGTAAGTTCATTGGCTTTATATTTAAGAAAGAAGATGAACATCCCAATACAAAAGGTACTATTTATCAAAGCACAAAGGGATATGCTTGATATCTTTTATGATGAATCCTTAAATCATTTGGGATGGCAACCAAAAGAAAGGTTCTTGGTAAAAGCTTTAAGATTTCAAGGGTTTGTTCCATTAGAGAGTATTAAACTTAGAAGGTCTTATGCTTATATAATGACAAATAGGATGATAGAAAATAAAATATGGGTCTACCCAATTCGATTATCCGATAACTATAAAACAATGATAAAAGGGAAATACAAATCCTATACCGAAGTATTTGGGAAGGTGGGTATTCCTGGGATAACTAAAATTAAATATAGCAATGAATAATAACGAAGGTTTTAAAATCACAGCACATCAACCAGCAAACCCATTTGCAGGTAAGAAGTTTAAGATAGTCACTTATCAAGGTGACAAGGAACTTGCCTCTCAGGCAATAACAATTGAATCTCAATTAGAATTAAAGACAACTCTAGATGAGATAAAACAATTCAATATTGCTCAGGAGGAATTATTAAAATCTGGGTATACTCAGAAATCCATACTGGTAAAGAAACTTATAACAGAGTGATATAAATAAATTATTAACCAACTTAAACATTACGAAAATGGCTAAGAAGAAAAAAGAAGTGGAACTGAAAGAAGTATCTCGCAAAGAGATTAATGGTGCAATCATCATTACTTACGAAGATGGCTCAGTAAAAATTATCCCGGCTCCTATTATGTTGTCTGCCGAAGAAGCAAAAGACTTCTTTGCTTCAGAAGAGGAAGATGATGACGACGAAGACGAGGAAGAAGAAGAGGACGATGACGAAGATTCCGATGAGGATGACGATGATGAGGACTCTGATGAAGAAGATGAAGATGACGAAGATGATGAAGACTCGGACGACGATGAAGATGAGGACGAAGAGGAAGAAGAATTAACCGGTGAAGCTCTTGCCGAAATGGACTTCGAAGAACTGGAAGATGTTTGCGATGACAAAGACCTCGAAACAGACCCGGACGATTACGAAGAAGACGATATAGAAAAACTTCGCAAAGCAATTGCCAAAGAATTGGGTCTCAAACTCCCGGCAAAGAAAGAAGCCAAAGGTAAAGGCAAAAAAGGAAAGAAGTAATTCATTCTCCGGTTACGAAGGTTGGGCTAAAGCAATAGCCCACCTTTATCATAAGAAATAACTATTGTTCTATTAAATAAAACTAAAACTTAAAAGATTATGGCAACTAAGAAAAAAGAAGACACCAAGAAAAAAGGTGGCAAAGAAAAAGATGCTGAAAAAGAAGCAAAACGTAAAGCTCGTATGGAAGCTCTGAAAAACCGACCGGCAGAACAACGTCCAAACAGCAAGCAGATTGATGTTATCAAAATCAATGATAAATCCGAAGTTCAGAACTACGGTTACGCAGTAAAGAACAAAGAAGGATATCAGGGAGTGGTGGTAACATCAGTTCTGGTCATCGACGGTAAACCAACTTCTACATCCGTAACATTCGTACCGGGCAATCTAACCGTAAAATCCAAAAAAGGACACGGTATTATCTGTAACCCGAAAGCTAAAAAGGCTAAGGGCGAAGAAGAGGAAGCTGGAGACGAAGATTAAACTTCTATCCCTTACTTATTAGCGATGTTCTCGCTAATGGTTTGCATAGTTTATTAGTATTTCAAAAATTATGTTGGGAGCCTATTGCCTGAGAAGGTAGTAGGCTTTATTTATTTTATAGATTATGGAAGACAAAAGAGAAATCAGAAAGAATATAACTATTCTTGCATTAGATAATCTTATTCAGAATTATACTAATGCACTAGAAGATAAAGATATGGACCCTCCCTTATCGAATGAAGAAAGGGAACTCTCTGAATTAATTATCAAGGAAGCCAGAGAAATGCTAACTGAAATGGCAATCGAAAATAAACCAATACCAAGACCCTCATGGAAGAAATGAATTTAAGAACCATTATACAGGGTATTCAAGCCGTATTAAAAGATATGGAATATACTCGGTATATGATTAAGGTTACTCCTCCTCATAAGAGAGGTAAATATCAAACCCATGTTATTCACCTTCGATATCTTAAACGTAGGCTTAAGGATTTTAAGAGTAGGCTAGATAAAAAACTAAAAGGTACTATCAGTACTGTAAAGTTTAAATATGTTAATTATTCAGATGGACGAGAAATGGTTGCAGAACAAACTTTTGTTAATCTTACTCAGCAAGAGATAAAGGATGCTTTAGAACTTGGAGCCATTCTTGAAAATGCAAGTATAGAAATCCTAGAAATTAAGGAAATCCCTACTTCGATTAGGATATTATAACTATGGATAATTACTAAGGAAATTTCAATCCACTTAAAAATTTTAGAAACATGAAGAAAGACAAGAAGAAAGACAAACCGGCTAATAAGACTCCGGAACTTTCAAAGGCTAAAAAGGCATTAGATGCTTATCTCAAAGAGAACAACTTGGACCCAACTAAAGATTGGTCAAAAGACAAAAAACATGGTAAGAAGGTTACCGAACTCTTGAATAAGCTCAACAAGGAGAGAGATAAAGTCGCTGCTCAGTATCCCGAAAAGGATTTGAAGAATGAAGCCAAATTGGTAAAAATGAAAAAAGCCAAAGAAGACGAAAAGGCTTTAAAGAAAAAAGAAAAGAAGGAATCGACCAGCCGAGTTACCAAATACGATTATCCTCTCATCGACGGCAGAGAAATGACTTCCGATGAAAAGAAAAAATATCGTATGGAACAGAGAAGACTGGCTGCCGGTAAAGCTCCGAAGGAAGAAAAACCCAAGAAGGAAAAGAAAGAAAAGGCAGAAGCCACCGAAAAGGCTGCTCCTGCAAAGAAGGACAAAAAGGCCAAAGATAAAAAGAAAAAGAAGGCCAAAAAAGAAGAAGATTAATCTCATATCTTATTAAGTATTCGTTAATGATGTAAAGGCCTGGCAAATCACTTTTGTTCAGGCCTTTCTTTTTAATACTAAGACTTTATGGAAGAAAAAACATATAAACCCAAACTGCGTATCACTACACTTGAAGATAATGGTTCCTATATTCAAGATAGATTGGTAGATGCGTATACAGAAATGAATTCAGGGCCAAAAGTACAACATAAGGGACCAATAAGAATAGAGGTAACTCTTACAAATAAACAAGATGTTGAGAACTTTAAGAATTACTTAGATAAGCTCGTAGGTAACTTACCAATCAAAGAACCTTCAGTGGGAAGAGGAAGACCCTCTACTGGTAGTAAACAACTTACTGAATCACCTCGGGAAGATATTCTTGCAGATGTAGAGAAAATGGTTGAAGAAGGTAAGAGCCAACAAGAGATTATTAAGTATCTAAGGGAATTGGGATTTGTCTTTATTCTTACAGAGGACTTTCTTTTTCATTTCCCAGGATTCGAATTCAACAGTAAGGATGTGGGAGAAGCCACTGACAACAAGCAATATCCTAACTCATACTCCTGGATGGCAAGATGTATCAAACGAGCCAAAGACCCCAAGGCAGATAAATTCGACCCAATGGTCATCTTCGGCTTTAGTATCCTTGGTGGACCATCGAAGAAAATTGTTCCGTATCTTTATAAAGAAAGGAAGAAACCGTTAAGGGCCTCTGTTGGTAAGAAAACCATATCCTTCTCTCAGGCAGAGTTCACAAAGTTCCCCAAATATCAACTTGAGGAGGAACGATTAAAGTTCTCTGCAGAGATGAGACAACTAATGGCTAGCCCAGATAAAAAACCATCAAAATTCTTTTTAAGATGGGCTCCAGATGTATTACTATCCCCCAATGCTTATGAATCACTTAAGAGATTAAATATCAAATTTGCTAATGATACTCAAAAGGGATAACATAACTTTTCTAGAAGGTTACTTTATAAGTAAATCTGGAAGACTTTGGAGTAGGTACGATAAGTCTGGTCATCTTACTAAAGATTCTTGGCATAGAGTTAAGTATAATACCTCTAAGGGTGGATATAAATTCATTCAAAGAAAAGGTAAGATATATTATATACATCGGTTAGTAGCCATGACTTATATACCTAATCCAGAAAACAAAGCTTATGTATGTCATAAAGATAATGTACCATATCATAATTCAGTAAGTAATCTTTATTGGGGAACACCTTCTGAGAATACTCAGCAATGTATAAGGGATGGTAGAGGTTACATTGGAGATAAAAATCCCCTGTATGGAATTAGTAGAAGAGGGGCATTAAACCCTAATGCTAAATTAACCAAGATACAAAGGAGGTTAATAAAACAAAGACACAAAGAAGGATGTAGGATTTGTGATTTAGCCAAAGAATTTAAGGTATCCAGGATTACTATTCGTAGAATAATTGACCAAAACTAAGGTCTTACAATCGTAAAGACAACATCCTCTACCTCAGTATTTAATAAAAGAGTATTATTTATTAAAATAAAATTCTTATATTTGTATAACGAAAATAATATTAAAATGGATGCAGAAACCAAAGAGGTAGTAAAGAACATTGCTCAGATTCAAATTGAGGCATTGACTAATATCAAAAACAATATCACTACAACAGAACCTGATTTACTCAGGAAGCTGTTACAGATAAACAACGAAGAGATGCTTGATTCAGTCAATCATCATATTCAGATTTACGAAGAGATATACGAAATGCCTCAATTGATAAAGACTCTGAATGAATATCAATTATATATCTGTTCTCATATCCTATTCAAAATGGAAGACGAATGGATACATGATTTATCCCAAGGAGTTTACGGAGCATGGGAACTATTACATAGAGAAACCAATAAATTTCATCCTGAACTCACATTAATAATTTAATTTAAAATGGACAAGAACGAATACTTAGAATCAGTTGAATTGAACATTGGAGTTGAAATGATTCCTTGCGAATCCTCAAACGTTGAAGGTTACGGATACGACTCCAAAAACAAACAACTTTGGATTGCTTTTAAAGGCAACAAAGTTTACCGTTATGATGGTGTACCTAAAGAAATCTGCAATGAATTACACCTAGCAGAGTCCAAAGGTAAATACGTTTCTTCTAATATCAGAAACAAGTTTAAAACCACGGGCTATGAACTCAGGTCTTAAGAAATTACCTATCATAGGGTTAGCAGGATTTATACTAATTGGATTGGCTATAGGCTCAAAACCTACATCCGATGCAAGCAGGATAAGTCCTGCTCCGTCGTTTAAAAAGAACGATGTACCAGAAACTAAATACAGTTTCTCATTTGCAGATAAGCCTAAGTCATTAATGGATTCAATTCAGGAAATGGCAAACAAACTCGGAAAAAGAATATACGAATATCAGGTAGAAATAGAAATCATTCCAGAGAATCAAATCTACCAGATAAGTAATTCTGGATATCAACAATACGAAGTTACTAGAAAAGGAGTGGGATACTCCCATACATGGGTTAAATTTTATACTGATAAGAAGTTAACTTATCAAGATGCCATTAAGTTTGCAGAGAAATATCCAGAAAAATGTATACCCTTTGTACCTGCTCCCAAGGCTAAATCAGAACTCGATTATTATAACGAAAACCTGGACGAATATTTATCAGACCCAGAAAACGAGATAGATTATGCTCCAGAGATCTTCGACTTCTTAGCCGATTAACCTCAGCTATTTAAAAATATTCTTTTTATTTTATTGCTATATAAAATATTATTCTTATATTTGCAATGTGATAAGAAATTAATTCATTTATAAACATTTTTAATATAGACGTTATGAAAAAGAATGAAAACAAGGTTGCTAACCTTATCGGTAACAAAGTTGCTCAACAATTAGAAGGAATTAAGGATGCTACATCCAAGTCTAAAACTACTAAGGCCCAGGGAACTAAAAAGACTAAGGCTCAATTGGTAGAAGAATCCCAGGAAGCTGCCAAGAAATTTGCAGGTGCCAAATTGGTTCAGGTTACTCCGGAAGAACCCAAACCAACAAAGAAAACCTCTAAAAAAGCAGAGGTAGTAAAAGATGTTGAAAAACAACAGAAACCATCCATCATCGAAAAGGTAATCTCCAACCGGGAAGTAAAATATGTATACCCAGAGGATGTAACCGATACACTGGCCCGGAAGAAATGGAGACAACAAACTCGCAATGAACTCCACAGACTTGAACGGGAAATGTTCCGTATCAAGGACCAAAACTCCAAAGAATACAAGAAAGCTGCCAAGGCATATGAGGACTTCAGGAATAAAGTCCTTAAGCCAGAACAAGTTGCTTGATTTTACCTTTCAGGGAAGGTACCCAATATCAGAGTACCTTCCTCATTGTATTAACCTTCTAAAGGTATAAAAATGGATTACACTATATTCTCCGCAAAGGAGATGTTAAAGCAAGACAAGGAGTTGGTGGAGTTGCATAAGAGATGCGTTAAAACCTACTTAGTTCAACGTTCACTTAAACATAGGAAGATTAAGAAGTTCTTTATTGTATACGATTGGTATATTAACACTAGTAACATAAGAAACTTCTTTTTCAGGCCTGTTCCCATATTTGTGCAGGCATTACTCTTGGGACAATTAGACGAAATATCGGATTATGTAAATAAAGATGGTTATGGTAAGAAACATAAGAAAAGAAGAAATAGAAAAAGTTGAGGTAGCTTATATCAAAGGTAAGTATGCTTATAAAACCCAATACAATGTAATTAGTGGGAAGAAGCATGAGATACTTTATGCAGGACCAGTTAATGCTTTGCAACCTGCACTAGAGAATATCCTGATGCTGGTTAGGAATCCAACCAGAAGAATCTGTACAGATTCTAGAAAGACACTAAGGAAACTTGAGGAAAAGGCAACTAACCTAAATAACTTCAAGGACGAAGGTATAACCCATATAATTATCTATGTATGTTCACAAATATAGTCAAAAACCTATATATAGGCAAATCGAAACTGATAATAAAATGTAATCAAAAGGAATTACCTCAAACCACTTTAGTAATGGATGTATTACGACCTACAGGTTTTACTGGTAATATGCCAGATTATGGTACTTATGGTAATTTACTTGCTACTGGTGAGTTTGAAATAACTCCCATGATGCCCAAACATAGGCTTTATGTTACGGGTATACCGAAAGGAGCAATTCTTGATAATTTTCGGATTAGGAGGGTTTATTGGTCTTCATACTATGAAGATAATATAAGAGGGTATTTATTTCAAATAACCGATGAATACCCCAAGTTAATAATCGCAAAATGAATTATATGGAAGCAATAGATTACGTAAAGTTATTTAAACTCGACCAAGAGAATTACGACTTCAAAAGGGAAGAGTTTATTTCCGAATTGGGTAAAGAGTTTCTAGATTATTGCCAAACTACTACCATTGGCATTAACCCTAAGACTCATAAGTTATATTATTATCGGTTCAGGGAAATCATTAAGAATTTCGAAAGTAAATTCTGGGCAATATCCAAGCTTAAAGTAGGTGAAGGATTTACACAGAACCTATGGAATGCTTTCTTTGCTACTCAGGTAGTACCTTTAAGAGCAAAGATGTTCCCAGATATCCAACAGTTCATTGAAAAAAGGAAGAAGGAATACCTCAATGAACAAGACAAAAAACAATCTACCTATAAAAAGGGAAGTCATGGCAAAGGAAATCCTAGACCTTCACGGCAATAAATTTATTGCCAAGGATTGGAAACTTTGCCTTAGTATTCCGATAGGCAAATGTGATAAATTAATTTTCACCAGGGATTATGTCTCTGGTGATTCTTTTAATTTGGCAGTGAAAAAGAAAACCTATAAGGCATATTTCTATAACCTTAGTATTAATTGCTATGTATGTTATAAGTTAGAGCTAGTAGGATATGATGAATCTAAAGATATAAGAAAGGCTTATTTATATGGCAAAAGAAGATAAGATAACAAGATTCCCTCGTCCTATGGGTACTACTGCAATGGCTTTAGAATACCAGAAGACACATGAAGAGGAAGCATTGATTAAGGTACAGAATTACCTTATTAATCAATGGTTAATGGGTAATGGTGTTTTGTGTGGAGTAACCTATGATATCAATTCATTCTCTAATAGATTGGGGATTGATATAGAATATGTACGAGTATTCATGAGAGACAGATTATTGTCTTCTAGAATATGGGATAAAGATAAACAGGAAGAATTACTTAACGCGTTATTGGGAGAACAACTAGCATGGGCATTAGAGGATAGAATGGAGATATCTCACCAGTTGCAAATCTTAAGAGATTCCCAAGGAGGTAAATATACTCCTTTCATTTCGTCCGAGGTTAATAAGACATTGAAGCTTAAGTTGGAATCTTCTACATCATTACAATCAATCATTCGTAATCTTACTGGAGGCAATACAACTAATATCTTCAATCAGTTCAATCAACAGAATAATCTCAATGCTGAGAATACTATCTCGATAGAGGAAGCAAGAACTATCATATTAGAATCTCAAAAGGTACTTACTAAAACTGAAGAAGCAAAACTCTTAGAGGACAAATACGATATCAATTCATTGCCTGAAGTAGTTGCAACTAAGCAAGAGGGAGTAGATACGTCCAAGGAGGGCCTTAATCTTAATAAGAAAAAACTCAATCAAATCACAGATAACTATAAGGCTGCTATGGAAATATCCTCTAAAGAACACCATGAATTGCGTAGGGAGATTGAAATGAGGATTGATACCGATTCTTATGACCCAGAGATGGATAGGTACTTAGAGGATGATGAAATACTAGAAGCAGAAGAAGATACATCCCTTGCTGCATCATTCCTAAACAAAAGAAAATAACTTAGAGGCTACCTATTAATGGTGGCCTCAGTTGTGTATATACGGATTTGCATATTAAATTTAAAAGTATTATATTTGCATATCAATTTTAAAAATAGACAAATATATGGAAACATTAGACCCCGAATGTAAAAAGACCAAGATTAAGAACATCAATCAGGGTACTTACTTTAAACTTAAACCCACTACTACTGCACCAGTATGGGTAAGAGGAGAATATGAACGCTCATTAGGCAAATATTCTTGCTTTAAATTCGATGATACCAACCATGAGAAATTCATGAAAGGTTCTCAGGACGTATATATTAACTTTACATTTTAACACATGTTCAACTTATTCAGAAAGAAAAAGAAAATCAGAGTAATCAAAAGCCGCAGACTTATTACTCTACAAAAGTTAGAGGGTATGGAAGATACCTTTAACATTGCTATGCACTTCGAGTTAGAAGACTTTCATTCAAGAGTTCAAATGATACTCAATGAACTTCATATATACGATGACCGGGTATATGTTAATGCGTACAAAGAATACCAAGACCATTACAAGGTATATGATAGAGTACCAGACTTATTGCTCTATAAAATACCAGTATTATTTGCTAATTCATACCCGGGAATTGAGGCACAGACAGATAAGGAATTTGCTTACCAATTCTACATTCCAGATATGTCTTACTATGAGGCTCTACCAAAAGAGTTTAGATTGAATGAGGAGATTGAGGATAATTTTAAATCTATGTATTCAAAGGTATATCCATATTTACCAGATAGTAAGGTATCAGTAAATGAATACGTAGATATTATCCGGTTTAATTATTGCAAGAACTGGGATGTACTCTGGAATAATCCTCAATCAATCAGAAACTACTTCGATAAATGTATGGATATCATTATGTCATTTGCAGATGAAGATTGCTTGGTAACAGTAACTAATATCATTACCAGATGTGCCGAAGAGATGAAAGAGAAATTACAAACCCTCAAAAATAATAGAGATGAACAAATTTAGATTCAAGGTATCTACCATGTTAGAACAGGTAGAGGACGATTACATTAAATTCGTGGGAGATAACTATGGTGTAAACCGGGATGAGTTCCTTAAAGACTTCAAGGATAAACTTAATCTTGAAAGTCACCATGTATCTACAGTACATGCAGAATTACTTGAATACGAACCAAATCGTATCATCATTCAGACCTCTAAGTATAATACCATATCAAAGGAATACAAAGACCATTACCTTTGGGTATTTACTAATAAGGGAGACAGAAAGTACGATTGGGACTTAAACAGATTCCGGGCTCTACCCCAGTAATTATTAAATAGTTTATTAATTCTTTTGCAGATATAAATATATTTCTTATATTTGTAGTGTAATAATTAAACAATAAAAATATGAAAACAACAACATCTAAATCCTCTATCCAGAACTTGGACGAGGTACTTAAAAGATTCCTTGCTAACAAAAACACTTTCTCCCTCTGTAATGGAGAAAAGGAAAACCTAAAGGCTAACTTATACGAGTTACTTAGTAAGTTATACGATAACTATCAACTTGCTTGCATTGATATCAATCAAATCTGGGTATACGAAACTTGCTATTATACATTTACATTTGAAAGCCTGATTACAGTAGACCGACCAAGAGAAAACATCATTGCCGATGGCTGCATACGATTTATGCAAAATTTTACCGATGGTGACGGTATCTTTATCTCATTCACCAAGCTGGATAAAAATCATTGGGTTTACCAACTTAACTTCAGAATATCATGAACGAAGAAGAATTAAAATCTCTGGCCTTACAGTTACATAAGGCACAGATACAAGAATATCCCTGGGTCTCAGCAGACCCAGAGGATGCTGAATCCTATATTAGGACTTACGGAGATACTAACGTACATTTGTACTACGATTATTTACTTGCTAACAACATAGGAGAAGTAGAAGAATGAAAATCAGAGCTATTTTAGAAACAGAAACAATGGACCCTGACTTCAAGGAGTCATTTTTAAACGGAATGCCCTTTGACATTACCGAGTCAACATTTGATAGAATCGTACGCTATGCTTCTGGATGTACCGATGTTCAACAACCAGATGTAATTGCTATGGTCATTCAACACTCTTTAGATAACCGTAAGGAGTTATCAGAATTACTAAATACATGTAATCATACTACACAAATGAGAGTACTCATACCAGTACCAATCTCTTCAATTACCTTTATCAATCAGTACCAAAATACTCTTAAAAAGGCATTAAAGGAGAGAATCAAAGGAACACTGGATGGCCTATCAAAAGAACAACGTGCAGAACTCCTTAATGAGGTACTTAATGAAACTTTAACTGAGGGTTCCCTTAACGACGATTAACCAGTTGTTTTCATATCTATCCAAGAGGCAGGACTCTAACCTAACTAAGAGCCTGCCTCTACCTCAGTTATATTTGCATATATTATTTATTATTCTTATCTTTGTAATGAGAAATAAAAATATATTTATTCATTTTAAAATAGACAACAACATGGTTAATCTTTACAAACTCACCAACTTACTTGAATCTGGGATGACAATATTCCAGCTCAATCAATGGAAAAACGAAGGTATCTGGTATCCAATTACTCAATACAAAAAGCCTTCAAACGAAATTGAGGTAGTCACCAACCTATTTATCCCAATCGATACGGAAACACAACGTTATCACATTCAATTAACTGCTAACTATGATGCTAGCGAAATGGATGGATGGAAACGATTCCTAGAGGATAACCAATGGAAGCTATACCCATTACTCAAAAACATCATGGATGTATTCTTGCCACATTCAGATTATGGATATCGAATCCTATATACCTTATACCCGGAAGGATTAATATCAGTACTTGCTGAAGAATTACCTGCTGAACCCTACATACCCTTGAATCAACAAATTAAATCAGAGGAGGACTAACTATGACACCATCAAAGACTTATCTTAAATTCCAAGAGACAAGGTCTAAAGAGGACCTTGATACTCTTAATGGGTATTTACTCAGACTGCAACAAATCTCGGTTATCCTAAATGGAGATACAGAACTTTCCAATGAGGAAGAGAACAAACTATATGACGAAGACGAAACCCTAACAGACAAAGTCTTACGATTATTATTTGGAGATACATTCTTTACCTTCATTGCAGAATACAACCTCGATGGATACGATTCCTGGGAGGATACAGTCGAAGACTTAGTAGAAGACCTATGGATGACCTATTGGGAATTACATGAAGCCTAATATTATACTTATCTTAGTCATGGGAGGAATTATCCTAATAATGGGTGCATCCTCCCATCCTTCTAGTAAAGAACCTTTAACTTATGAGAATACTCATTGCTTAATATTAATAATATGCTAGAACAGTCTAAATTCTTAGTATCCTTCGATTGTCAAAACGAAAAATTCTGTGAGGAACTTATAATCACTTACAGAACTGAAGAACTAAGGCCATATCTAATATTCCCAAGGGTAAAACTAAATCCCAACCACCCTCATGTATATCATACCAAAAGAATAATCTCAGAACTTATAGGTATGCCATACTCTTCCATCGAAATAGTTGACCTTATAAGGCTTCAGTAAGTAATCAAGGTTATTGCATATTTAAAATATTATTCTTATATTTGCATAAACATTTAAAAATAGACGTTATGAATGAAAAAAGTAAATTAATCGAATTATTTAAAAAATACCCCGGCATTGCTGCACGTATACGGAGGTCATTTGCTTATCACTACGACCAAATCCAACGGGAAATCGAATCCGAGGTTGCTACAATTAACAAAGACGATGCTGCAACCATTATCGATTATACTACCGAATATATGGAGGAATCCATGGGTTGGCCTGATGCCGATGACCAAACAACATTCAACAATCAAATCGCTAACAATTAACATTAACCAATAAAACTTATAACATCATGACAACATTAAATTCAACCTCAGTTCTTGCATCAATCATTGCACAAAATCCCTATCATATTATCTCTATCCAAGGTCAAATGCCTATGTCACATGCTCAAAATACATATGACTTCGAAATTGCCGAGGATGACCCACATTACGAGGAGATATCGGATTATTCACTCGAAATGCTCTGGGTATATACCTATGCCGATAAGGAATCCCTGGAACTCGACCTAATGGAAATCCTCAATCAAATGGACTTGCTCAGTGGCTGCGATGACCAATACTTCGATTATAACGTAGACGAACTGGACATGGTACTCTACGGTGCAACCCTTATCCTTGAACAAGAAAAATACAAACCACTAATCCTTCAAAAATTACAGGATTACCAAGACAACTTTGACGAAGAAGAACATTCAGAAATCATCGATTACTATATCGATTTCCTCGAACAACCAGAAACTCTTTACCAGGGTGCTGAACAAACTATCAACCTTTTCAAATCATTCATCAAATGAGAACCAAACTAATAATATTAACAATCATTGCCATGGCTCTAGTAGTCATGGCTTTCCCTACCAATAAATTCCAACCTAAAACGGTATGGGAACACTACTGCAAGTATACATTGGGAATACATCCATCACAGGCAACCGAGGACCAATATGATTACTTCCTTGATTGCTGGTCAGGAGATGACGAATACCAATATCTCTATGACTACTACGAGAACAAATACCCAGAGTATAACCAAGAACTAAAACATTACGGAAAATGAACGAAATACTAACTATCAACGGATACCCAATAGGATGGTCCTGGTTAAAATCGGTACCTCTAGAAGACTTTAACTGGCTCCTAGAAGTATTCACCACTATGACGGATAACGTAGATACTTATAACTTTGCTACCATTGATATCAATGATACAAATAGAGAACCTCCATACCCAATAATTGATATCAACAGAGAAGGCCTAGCCAACTTCCTATACGATGACCAAGGATACGAAGCAGGTATCAGAGAATACGGACATTACATCGCTGCCAAATCCTTAGATATCAAATCCGAAGAAGATTACATGAATCACTTAACCGACATACGTCTAATCTGTAACGAATTATGAAAAAGAAACCTAAGAACCCAGTATACATACCAGGCCAGGATAAATGGTCTGAACATTTCCCTACTCCAGGTAAACCAAGGCCCAGTAACTTCGGACACAGGTTCTGTGAACCTAACTCCCAATTCAACAAGTTACTTCGTACCCAAAACAAACTAAAACAGAAAAGGAA